CAATAACAGTATGAAATCAGTAAAAATCAACATCGTGGGCTACATAAGAGTACCCGATGAAGCAACGGAAAAGGATATAGAAGAAGCTGTTGAGTTCAATGTCGGGCTTCGTTGCCAAATGGCATCTGAAAATCCTGTCGGCGACAGTCTGAATTGGGAAAACGGCTGGGCAAATGTCGGACTATAAAACAAAATGCAAAGATGGAAGCAAAACTGAAACACGGCTCAAAGAGCCAACGAAATTTAGCACAGCGGACGCAAGAGCTGAAAAAGGCTGTTGCCACACTGCTGTATGACTATGAAAAGGAAACAGGAATAGTCATAGACACAATGACCGTTAAAACGGACTACTACATTTCACCGACAAAGGTAATAAGTCTTAACGCTGCAATTCCAACTTTTGAGGACGACGAATAACGAGCTATGGGAAGAATAATTAAGTTTAGAGCAAAAGCAATGAGTGAAGAAGCCTGGGTGTACGGCGACTTGATTCATTACACACGCCCACGCTGTGAAAAGGTGTGCATACAGGAAACAGACGGCTTTCAGCTGATGCACGATGTCGTAGAAGAAACTGTATGCCAGTTTACAGGGCTTTATGACAAGAACTGCAAAGAGATTTACGAGGGTGACATTGTAAGACACACTTTTGGCAAAAGGAAAGACGATACAGGCAAATTTGTTGATGATTACCGCGATATTGTAGTCGTTTACGATTACGGAAGCTTTAACGTCTCGTGCCTTTCGCTTTGCCTTGATTATGTTGAAGTACTGGGTAACATCTACGACAACCCCGAACTAATAAATCATTGAGTTATGAGGACAATCAAATTTCGTGCAAAGAATGGACTTGACAAATGGGTGTACGGCTCACTTGTCAGCGGCCAAAGCGACAACGGCACAGACGTTTGCTTTATTGCGGAAAGCTTGCCCGTAGGTACTGATGATTTTGAGCATTGGAACTTGCCCATGCAGCGCGTAAAGCCCGAAACGGTTGGGCAGTTTACAGGATGGAAGCCGCGTAAGTGCAGTGAACTGTACGAGGGTGACATTATCGGCTTTGACGATTGGGCTTTTACTGAACGCCAGCGCAAAAAGATGAAGCACCATATCGGAGTTATTAAATGGTCTGACGAGTACGGCAATTTCAGAATACATTGCAATGGTGATGGCATTTATGAAGGAAACGATGTTGCAGACCCTCAACTATTAGGCAACATTTACGATAACCCTGAACTTGTCAAAGAATGAGGTGTCATTACGAAAACGTGGAAGGCGTAGGCCGTGTGCTGATTCCCGGCTGCATGGCAGTGGCAGTGTCAGATGACATTGATATGTGTACGTGCCATCCTACGACGATTAGGCAGTTTGAAACACCTGCGTACAAAGAGCACGTCGAGGAATAAAACACGTTATCCGCAAGCTGGAAAAGGAAAACGAATACTACAGAAAGTTATTGGAAAGAAACGGAGTAACAATCAAACTGAAAACGATATGACTATAGCAATTATCTACATTACGTTAGGCGTGCTTTACACCATTGCTTGCATTATGGACGGGCAGGACGTGAAGCCGCTTTGGAAGCGTTGGCTTGGCTGCAAACTTGAAAGCTATGCAGACAGGCTTAAGCCTATCAACTACTGCAATACGGGTAAATGCAAGTTCGCACAGATTGCTTTTGAGCATTCAAGGCAGAACACTCGATTGATAGCATGTGAGCGTTGTATCAAAGAGAGCGAGCTTATGCGTGCAATGAGTGACGAACAATTTGCAAGGCGTAGCCATTTCCCAATACCTCCTTCACATACTGTTGACGGACTTGTAGAGAACGCGAAACGTGAAATAGTACGCTCGCTGCTTTCTACGGCAGAAAGCTACATTAACATTGAAGTACATAAAGAAGAACATTTCCCTACAATCTACGTGTACGGTAGTATGTATGTAGGTAAAAATAAAAGTATAAACATCAAAAGTTTATAAGACATGGAACAGACGAAAACAAAGACGTGTGCGCACTGCGGGCAGGAAAAGCCCGTAACGGAGTTCTACAAGGACAAGCACACAAAGGACGGGCTGCAAAGCTGGTGCAAGCAATGCAGCAATGCAAGGAGCAACAGCAGCAGACGCAAGCCCGTAAAAGGCGACTTGGATGCTGCAAAGAAAGCTATGCTGCAAGCAATGGACGAGTACGAGGAACAACAGCAGGACAACACTGCAAATTCCGAAAAAAAGCCACTTACAGCGCAGGAAATGTTTATTGCGACGATTGATTGGGAGCAGCGCATTTTCGACACTGCATCACGCATCTTTGCGGAGATATGCGCTGTTGCCAACCCTAACGAAAACACTTACAAGCTGTGCCGCGAGTATGCTTCACAATTCGTAAGCGATTACAGAGAACACTTAATGTTTGGAACAGATGAAGAAAGCAAAGTTTAGCAAGGGTGAGCGCGTGCGCATCGTGTGCAACGAGATTCAGCCGGAGTATGTCGGTCAGATTGGGCGCATTGCGCTTGTGCGCGACGCGGACGTTGAGCAGCCCGTTTACAAAGTACACGTCAAAGGCAAAATGCTTCGCCTTTGGGCTACTGAGGAATGTTTGGAAAAAGTAGATAACGAAACTAAAAACTGAAAATCTTATGAAAGTACAATGGTCAGAAACAAACTACATTGCGTATGACTACGCATGTAAGAACTACCCGATTGACGAGCCTAAAATTGAGGACTTCACCGCAACGTTTGAGGGTCATGTCGTTATGACTTACAGAAGCTTTTGGGGTACGCCAAAGTTCCTTGTGAAGATGGACGACGGCTCATTCCGAAGCGTCAGTTGTTTACGCTGTAAAGCAGTCAGCAAGTATGACAAAAGAACTTCCAAGAGAACACTGGAACAAGCAGCACGGAAGGACACGTAAGGCAAAGCGCCCGTTTGACAGCCTTGCCGCTGCAATGGAATACTTGCAGCAGCACGGCATAACAGAAACATACAGGGCGTACAAGTGCAGCGTGTGCGGGAAATACCACATCGGACATCGACATTACAAACAACAAAAAGCAACGTATTATGAAGAAAGAAAACATCAAGCGTGCAGCGGAGCTTGGCGAAAAGCTGGAAATATTGGAAGCAGCGGAGAAAATACTTCGCCGTGACCACGAGTGTGCAATAATAGTGCATGACACGAAAGAGTTAGACAAGGACGTAAAGCTGCCACACAGCTTTGTTTACGACCTGTTGGGCAAAGTGCGTGCAAGCATCAACGTTATAAACAATGAGATTGAAACGCTATGAAGCAGGATGATTTCGAGTTTAAGCACCGTCATAATGATGGAGTGACACGTGTAATGAATATGTGTGACGTGTACTATAAGGGGCAGCTACGCTTTAGTATCGCGCTGGAAACAATGCGAGGAAACTTTGGTCAGTACATGGAACGTATAGGATGCACGCCTATGGAGCTTTTGAAGGATGCAGCTTATTACGGAGAGCTTGCAGTGATGATTCAGGACTGTTTTATGCTGGAATGTGAACGCCCGCTAAATCAGCAGGGAATGCCACACTTGCAGCATTACAGCAGCGGCGTGATAGCCAGCGGCATTGATTTCAGTGCAGACCGTGAGCTTTCCGACGCTGACAAGTTTATGTGTGCGCTCATTGTTTGCGACAATTCGGACTATGGCCTTACGAGTAAGTTACTTGCAAAGCTTTTCGGATGGAGCACGTACAAGTCACGCAAGGTTGCTGCCAGCGTGCGCCACAAATACGTTGGTACGCTTATAAGCGAGGACAGGGAGGGCTACTTTGGCAAAGGCTGGATGATGGAGCGTGCCATGCACACGCTTATCAGCAACTATGAGCATGAAGTACGCGAAAGCCGAAAAGCAAGCGTACAAGCGTTTTTCTCAACGTTGGATGAATAAGTACCCGCTTCGGCAAAGAAAACGGCACACAGCCGACGCAAACCACCAAATTTAAGGTTTTACATTAACAGATAGCAATATGACAACAAAAGAATTACTGACAACAGAAGAGTTTCGCAAGGAACTTGAAATTAACATCAACACGTACAACAACCGCCCGCTGCCAAAGAAAGGCCAGTATTACAGACGCACGCCCTACGACGAGCTTAAGCAGCGGCACATGTTCAACGTAGAGGAACTGCGTAAGGAGTACGTGCGCATACTCGCAAAGGAAAGCAGCCTTTCTTGCAGCCAGCGTCAAGCAGTGACGGCCATCGTACACGATGCGCTTTTCAAAGCGTTTAACAAGCTGAACAAAAAGGACGAGCAGCAAGAAGAAAAGCCTGCAATACCCAAGAAGAAGCGCACGCGCAAAAAGGACGATGCAAAATAAGCAGGTTTGAACATGCTTATTTGATATTTGACACGTAACACGCTGCAAGCGAAAGCGTTACAACGTCAAAATAAGAAGCGGAAGATGCAAAAACAGCACCTTCCGCTTTATTTTAGCCTAATTTTTCACCGCTTTTGTCAGTGAGGAGCTTCATCTTCTGCCGGCTCGTCGATGCGCTTTTTCCTGCGTGTGACGTAGATGATGCGCACAACGATAACGGCTACTACGACGGACAGCCCGATAATAAGCACGTTGCCCGCCCTGCGTTGCAAACGCTGCCAAAAGCTTTCCTTTTTCGGCTGCTCACGTATGACCTGCTTTGTATTGCGCTCACGTTCACGGACTGCATAGCTGCTTTCATTGTGCGTGCGTGTCGTGTCAGCGACCTGCACGTTTGCATTGAGCTTTGCGCCTGGCTTTGTTGCAAGCGTGTGGTGAAGCTTGCCGCCCACAAAGCTTGCAGTGGATATGTACAAGCTGTCTTCAAGTACGCTCACGCTGTCCGTTGTCACTGCGGACAGCTGTACTTGGGGCAGCTCCAGCTGCAAATTCAACTGACGCAGCTTGACAATAAGGCTGTCAATAATGTGCTGCTGCATCGTGTCCTTTTCCACTGTGTCCGTTCTCTCAATCGCGCTGTAAGTCTTACGTGCGCAGCTTGCAAGCATGAAAGCCGCAAGCAGTAGCATCAAGCTACATTTGCCAAAAAAGTACTTCATACATGTTTTATATTCGTGAATACTCGCGTGTCGCGTCAAAAGACGGACATGCCTTGTTTGCAAAGTCACGGTGTCCGCGTATCTTCGCGTTGGGGTAAAGCTGCTTCAAGTCCTTAAGCAGCTTAAGCAGCGTCTCTTTCTGCTTGGGCGTGCGCGTGTCCTTGGGCGTTAGCTTGCCGTCGTTGGCACAGCCGCCAATGTAGCAGATTCCGATGCTGTTCCTGTTGTGGTTCTCGCAGTGAGCACCCGCAATGTTGATGTTGCGCCCCTTGTGCAGACTGCCGTCAATGTATATGACGTAGTGGTAGCCAATCGTAGTGAAGTGGCGTGCCTTGTGCCAGCGCGTGATGTCAGCGACGGTGTAGTTAGCACCTTCGGGCGTTGCGCTGCAATGCACGATAATCTCCGTTATCTTGCGCGTACTGCGTTCCAATGCTATTTTCTCGTTGGATGAAAACAGCAGATTCCACGTCTTATCGCCGACAATACCATCAACTTGCAGCCCGTTTTCCTTTTGGAACTGCTTAACAGCTTCACATGTGAGCGTGCCGAATATACCGTCTGCAAACAGGTGTAAAGCCCTTTGCAGCAGCACAACGTCGTTTCCTGTACTTCCCTTTTTTAGTAACATAGTCAAAAATCGTCTTTATCCAATACTGTATTATGACTTTCCTCCGGCTCTTTTTCGGGCTTGCCGCTGACAGGCTGGCCGTCCTTGCCGTAGGTCTGCGTAAACTTTGCGACAAAAGCCGCCCCTGCTGGTATGCCAATCAAGTACGGGTACAGCTCATTCCACCATTCATGTGTTACGCCGCCGCCCGTGACAATGGCAGTGTTGACGGCAAGAGCAGTGCCGCCGACAAGTGCGCAGATGCACAGAATGACCTTAAAGAACTTTGGCATGGTGTTTGACCAACGCTGCCGCAGTGTCAGCCACCACGCGAAGCGCCCTGTACGCCTTTTCCTATATTTTCGTTTCATAGCCTTATTTTCCTACAATATTCAACGTTGTGTTGATTTTCGCAATGTCAACAGCTATCTGACCCAGCTGCTTGCTGATTTCATCCTTGAACTCGCCGATAGTCTGTAGGATGTCATCAGTCTTTTTGGAATGGGAGTTGACACGTTCCTGCAAACGCTTCACTTCTGATTCCATTACAGCAACCTTTATTCGCAGTTTGTGGATAAAACCCACGTATGTTCCAATGCCTGTCAGCACTGCCGTTATAAGCATTGGCCAAATATCACTCATTACGCTTTGCATAGTTCTTACCTTTTTAAGTTCGTATATGCAAAGGTAAGCAGTATGCGACGAAAAACGCGCATACTGTTTACACGATGCCATTGTTTATGCAAACAGGGGTATTGCAAGCAGCGTAACAAAGACGGTGACTTCTGCCCAAAACAGCCATCTGTCAAAACGTAGGAACGTCATAGCAGCAACGTACACAGCCCATAGAAGCAGCAGCTTGGGGCATAGCATGGCTACAACAGCGGTAGCGCACAGCGCACACAGACAGCCGCCCGTGTAGTGCAGTGCAGCAGCTTCGGTCTTGTAGTATGCTGATGAAGCTACGCAGAACAACCCGGCGACGCTCAAAAAGCCCACCCAGCGCCATTCGTCGAGCAAAGCGTCAAGCATGGCTGGCAGCAGCGCAAAGCCAACGGCAATTATCCACACGGAGAAAGCCCAATGCGGGATGATGTACGCAATGTCCGAAATGCTTTCAGGCAAGGCACAGCTCTTTGCAGATGCGTAAATGACAACTGCAAGCGCAAGCAAAAGCGCAATGATGTTTGTTATCATACGCCCTGCCCGCTAATTGTAAGACTTTCCACCCATTCCTTTGCTGCATCCTTAAGCTGCCATCCCTCGTTGAGCGTAGCGTTGACAAAAGCTATTGCGTTGACGTAAAAGTCCGTAAAGCTTTCCATGTCCGTAAACGTGTGGTAAACGGGCGTGCCGTGCTCGTCCTCACCCAGCTTGAACTTGATGGGCAGCGTTGCCCCCGATGTCTGCACGGCAAGGTCAAACGCAGCTTTGAAGTTGAACTCGTTTTCCGTTGACAGGTACACGCTCTTTCCCTGCCACACGTAGCCCGTGAGTATCTTCAAGTCTGTTAGCTCGTTGATGTGCTGTTGAAGCACTTGAACAAGCTCGTCCTTTGTCGGCACATGCTCAAAGGACTGTCGGTAGTCATAGCCCTGCCCGTCTTCTTCACCGTAGCCGTAAATGAGCACTGCCCTGTTCGTGCTGTCGAATACAATGAGCGCGTCGTGCCGCGCTTCTGCTCCATAAACTTTTTCCATAACTCAATAGGTATTAAGTGAACATATATCTTACTTTGCCCTGTCCGAAGAATTGCGGAGTGATGTTGCAGTCAAACGGCAGCTTGCCGCATTTGCGCAATTCCTCCAGCCAAAACTTCTGTTCGCTGTCATTTGTGAGATACTTGCACATCGTGCCATCGTCCTTTTGGAACTGTACGACGTACCGAGGGCCGTTCTGCGTCGGCACGTCAGGCTCGAAGTCTATAATGGTAATGTGCATGTTGACGAGCGCACGCAGGTTTTCGGGTTTGCCCATTAAGATGCGCTTGCCGTCCTTGCCCGTGTATTCAACACCGGCACTTTGTCTTTGTTTTTTCAGTTGTGCAAATGATTCCATATTCTTTCCTGTTATCGTTTTGTATAAATGCTTGCAGTCACCCCACTTTGCCATACCTTTAAGACTGCCCGCTATCTCCTGCCTGCGTCTTCGGCTTCTGACCCTTGCAAACGCACGTGCCGCTTTCTGCTTTGTGCGCTTGCGCAAGCGAGCCTTTTCACCGTCGTACACAAAGCCAAGGAAATCTATGCCCTCGCTTATTGGCTTGACGCTCTCGTTAGGCTTTATTTGCAGCTGAAGCTTTGCTGCCTGCTCGTGCATGATGTCACGCAGCAGCCAAAGCTTGCGCTTGGAGGACGCGAGTATAACTATATCGTCGCAATAACGGTAGTAGTACCTAACGCCCAGCACGTCCTTAAAGTAGTGGTCGAGGTCACTTAATATGATGTTACCATAGCATTGCGAGGAACGCAAGCCGATGGATAGCCCATGCGGCATGAGCCTTACGAAGTTTTCAAGTATAGGCAGCAGCACGGGGTCTTTAATGCGTTGCTTGATGCAGTCAAACATCAAGTCTTGGTTAATGCTCTCAAAGAACTTTCTGATGTCACACTTGTAGAAGTATGCCGTACCCAAACGGTCATGCTCGATGTCCGAGCGCATCTTTTCAAAAAGATGGTGCATACCCCTACCGGGAATGCTTGCAGCGGACGTTTTGATAACGCTTGGGTACAGCACATCTTCCACGATGCGCATAATGGCATTGCAGCCTATGCGGTCAGACACGCACGGGCTTTGAACAATTCTGTCCTTTGGCCCGTCGTGTACTTCCATTTCCGTGTACTGCGTTACTCTGAATGTGCCGTCGCCTATGACTTGTATAAGCTCGTCAATCATCCTTTCACGCTTCTTGCGGTAATATGACCGTCGCCCAGGCACAGTAACCGTCCTGCCGTCGGAAAGCTTCTTCTTGCGCTCCGGCAGCTGGTCAACGACTTCATCAAACGCCCTGTACATGTTGTCACGCTCGATGATTCGCACGATTAGATTGCCATATCTCTTTGACATACTTGTTTTCTTCTTCATTCATGCAGCCGTAGCACTTTCGACTGTTGCCAGCTACTTGCCCATAATAGGCTGCATCCTGTGATGTTTCCGCTTTCCAATCCTTTACAGTTCTTTGCAGACTTGAAAGAATTGCTTTTGCCGAGGCTCGAATCTTTCGCCGTCAGCCATCACCCAGCCCGTGAGTGTACGCCGTAGCGACGATATTTCTTCCAGCGTATGAACACTGTGAAGCACACTTTGATTTAGCACAGCCGCCCGCCGTTGTTCGTGTTCGAGTTCGACGAAGCGTTATTCGTGTTCGAATAGGCGACACCCGCATTCGCATTCGCATTGTTGTTCGAACGACCCAGCACACGGCCCGAAAGATTCTCTACCTTTTTCATTCCTTTTACGTTTTACGTTTCCGATTGGCAGCAAGCTGCCACGTTCTACGATTCTTCGGTGAGCACGCTTTCGTTTTCTATCTCTCCGAAGAAGCACAGCCGCCCGCCGAAGCTCGCGACCGAGAACGACGAAGCGTGACCCGTGTACGAATAGGCGACACCCGCATACGCATTCGCATTGCCGTTCGAACGACCCAGCACACGGCCCTTGTCGGCGTTGGTTGACTGATAGGCAGCGTAACACGTAGCGTAAGTGGTATCACCCGCGTATGAGCCTACAACAATATCGCAGTAACGCCCGAAGCGCACACGTGCAACATTTGTTGCTTGGTTGGTTTCAGCAGCCTTAACCCTACGCTCGTTGCCGTCCTGCTGCATGATGTTATAGTACTTGTCAGACGTATAACCGCTGCTTGCAGGTCGCTTTGCAGCTTTGAACGCAGCCCATGAAGGAGCGTTTAAGCAGCCTTTGTCAGTCCATTCATACGTTGAAGCAGTCCAGCACTCCAAACCCCACATCTTGTTATGCTGGTTCTGTGCTACAAACTCACTGTCACCAAAAGCGATGCTGTTGCGCACGCCCGTCGTTTCACCTGCACTGCTGCCACGTCCTACGATGGTTTCAACGTCACGTGTGCCAAACCACACCATAAGCAAGTTGGCCATGTCCTTTGAAGTCTCGTAGGGAACGGTTGAGTATTCGCCGTTGTTTACACCCACGTTACGCACGCTTGCAAGGTTAAAGAAATCCTGTGCCGTGCCGTTGATGCGCGTGCCTGGCAGTGCCGTCGGGTTGCCGTCGCTGTCATAAGTCCAAGCAACCTGCGTTGACGTACCGCTACCACGCGAAACAGTCTTGCCGCTGATAGAGCGCAGTCCGCTGGTAGGCGTGCCGCCCGTCGTTATGCCGGCTGCAAAGCCTTGGTAAACACCGATAAGCTCCGCTTTGTGCTCCACCCAATCAGGCTCAATGGCTTCAATGTCCGTGCTGTCCGTAACGATGGCTTCAAGCTGCTGGTTGACCGTGTTGTAGCACGTGAAGTACAGCCATGCAGCACCGTCGGGAACACTGCGGAAGTCATAGTCGCCTTCTTCATTCATAAAGTCAGCGGGATTGCCGTTAGCGTCGTAAACGCTTAAGTGGTCAATCTCCAATATCTCGCCCGCTGCATCCGTAAACGCATAGCTGAAATACGAGTGGTTCAAGCTTGGGAAACGTGCTTGCTTCATGCCCTGCACGCTCACTTTGTACGTAGAGCACTGCGTCGCTGTACTCAATATGCTTGCGTCCAGCGTGTCACCCACGCTGAAAATGCGGTTGTCGATAGCCTTGCCGCTGACAAGCAAGCACTGTGTAAGTGTGTGGCGTACAGTGTTGCCCGTCGGGTCGGGGGCGCGAAGCTGCTTGTTACCCTGTCCGTCCGTGTACTCAACGCCCGACGAAAGCAGGAAATGCTTGCGTGCGTTCTTAAAGTCGTTGACACCCTTGTAGAAGTACTTTGGCAGGTACATAAACACGTCGTACATTTCGCCGTTGGGGTCAGTAGGATTGAACGTGTTGCCGTCCGCTGTTTCATACAAGCTGTTCTTTGACAGCTTTGTGACGTGCATCTTTCCCGAATTGGGATAAATGACACCTGCGCACAGCTGGCAGCGGTCATGTATGAGCTGAACGTGTCCGCTCGGCTCGTAGCCGTTGGGCTTTGCCTGTGTGCTTTGCGTGTTGGCCGTTACGTAGTTCTTACCCGTCAAGTTGTCCTCGTTTGTGACGTTGGCAGGGTCAGTAACCTTGTCGTCAAACCAATAGTGCGAGTATTGGCATTCCACGATGTCAAGGTACTTGAACGTGTCACGCAGCGTTGCAAGGCGCTGTGCGCTGATAACCTCCGTAAGCCATACCTTGCCCGTGAGTGCAGGGAACGTTGTCGGGTTGCCCTCTGCGTCATAGCCTTTCTTGTCAAGGTACTGCTCCAAGAACGAAGCACGCACCTTGCCCGTAACGCCCTCGATGCGTATATACTCCACGTTGGGGCATTCCGCAAGAAGCTCCTGCCAATTGAGGTTAGGACACTCGGCAAAGATGAACTGTCTTACGTTCTGCGTGCTTTGCAGCGTAAGCCCGGCACGTGTAAGGTTGGGCAGGTAACGCAGTGACAGCCACGTTGTAGTAGTCGGCAGTACGAGCGTTTCAAGTGGCGCACCTTGCGGCAAAAGCACCTGCTGCAAGTTCGTACCTCCACAAAGTAACTGCTTTAGCTTTCTCTGATTGCTCATGTCAAGCGTCGTTCCTGCCTGGTTCGTACCCGTTGAAATCTGACCCGTCAAGTCCACGTATTCCAGCTTTGATATGTTGCCCAACGAGATAATGACACCGTTGTTTACACCGCCCGAAGCGTTCATGTTGAGCCGCGAGAGCTTGACGCAGCGGCTTAAGTCGAGGTCGCCCATGATGTGGCCGTGCATACCCGTGAAGTCCACCTGCGTAATCTGACTTGCACCGCAAAGCGCAAGCGGGTCGTTAGCGGACGAGAGCTTGCCCAGCACGGGAATTGTCACGCTGTCGCCGTCCTCTGCACGTACAGGGCCGTAACGCCACGTGCCGTTTGCGAGCTTAAGGCCGTAGTAGTACAAGTCACCGCTTACAAGCTGTACGTCGTCCTCCGCGTCTGCTGCTTCACGTCCTACACGCATACCCAAGTAGTCAGCTTGGAATGTGCTTGTTCCGTAGCGTGCATCAAGCAGTGCAGCACGGTCGGTAATGAATGCGGTACGGTGTGCTTCTCTGTTACCCGTGAGCGTATAGACGTAGTTCTGACTTGCCATCGTATCGACGTACTTAAGCATACAGCTCTCGTTGTACTGCCTTTCGCTCCAGTTGCCCATGATGGTCTCGTTGAACACTTGCAGCATGGCTTGCAGCGTCATAACGCCACGCAGGGATGCAGCCATTTCGCGCAGCTCATTCTCAAAGTTGGCAAGGACAAGACACCACAAGCGGCTGTTATGACCCTCAAACGCATACTTGTTACGCTCATCGTCCCATGTGTCGCGTGTGACGTTGTAGAGGTAGGCAATGAATGCGTCGTTACGAATACCGTGTGCCGTGTCACCGTCGTAATACGTGGAGTACCAAATCAAGCCGTCCCATGTGCGCCAAATGATGTTCTTTGCACGCTGGTCAACGCTTGCGTGATAGTCAGTGAAAAGGTAGTAGCAAAGCAAGTGGTTCAAGTTGAAGTACTGCGAAATCTCGTTTTTGAAGCGCGTGCTTTCCCACTTTTCCTTGCTTTCGTCGCTCCAGCCCTCGCGTGTGCCGTAGTCGGGGTTAGAGCGCATGGCCGACGGCGTAACGTCATACAGCCAGCCCATAAGCCTGCGTATGGCTGTCTTTTGTGCAGCAGTAGCAACACTTTCCTTTGCAGGGTCTTTGATTTTCGTACTGCTCCAAAAAGTATCTTCCGGGTAGTTGAACTCAAAGCCGCCGTCAAACTCTGCTTCCAGCTGTGTGTCAAGTGCGCTGCTGCCGCTTGTTCCCGCGCTTTGGAAAAGCGTCATGGGTGAGCCGTTGTCGAGTGCTTCCAAGCTGATAGGACAAGCCCACGTCACTTCATTGCCGCCGCTGTCCTTGACCTTTTCCATGCCGAAGATGCCGCCTGACTTTGATTTCTCGTTGTTCAAGTTGTACTGACCGTAATACGTAAGCTCACCCTGCAAGTCCGTACCGCAGAACATGTCACACGGTATGCCGTCGATGGCCTGTCTTACACGTGCGTCATACGTCTGCGGGGGCGTGAGGTAGCCAAGTGAGCGCATGGTGTTGTCGTACAGGATAGCACCACCCGTATTCAGTGCCATAGATGAATCCACGAAGTCAGTCTTTGCACAAAGCACGGCTTGCTCGATGGAGTTGCTTGCTCCGCGAAGCGCATAGCCCTTGAACTCCTTGCCGCCGTCGGAAACAATCTTGTACTTGTCCTTGTTCGGGTCATATACCTGGTTGTACGTTGTGCCGTTGTAGATAATCCTGCAAGGCTGCTGTGACGTGAACGGGCCTTTTGTCAGGTAGATGCGTATATTCTTCCACGGGTATTTCGTGGATGATGTACCCTGTATGCGGATATACACGTTGTACGCTTCAAAGTCGTATGCCCTGCCCAGCGGTGAGTACCAATGCACGTAGTCAGCAACAAAGTCAGCTTTCTTGTCGTTACGTGCGTACACGTCAGTAAGACCCGTGCCGCTGTCCTCCGAGCGTATGATGATAAGCACGCCCCTGTTCTTGCTGATTAGCGTTTGCGGGTCAATGGAAAGGTTACTGCCCTCCGCGCTTGTCGCGTTGTTGTCGTGCTTCTGCTGAATGAGTGCAGCAGTAGGACGGTTGACGATGTAATTGTTAAGCAGCTCTGAATGGCTCAATGCGCGTCTGTAGATATACACGTTACGCACATACACGTCTGCCTTTTCCGAAGTAAACGTGATGTTTCGTGGCGTGTTCTGAACGAGGACAAGACCCTGCTCATACTGATTGGCCTTTGACAGCACGCCGTTAATGAAAAGGAACGTCTTGCGGCCTTGTGCCGTGTTGGGCTGAATGACAAACGCAACGCGCATCCACTTGTCGGGCGCAATATCCATTGCGACACCCAGCTCACGGCTGATAACGATGGGCTGTCCGTGCTCGTCCGTTTCAGCAGTGACAATGTTCTGCATCTGTCCGAGGTGCAAAGCTGCCTGTTGCGTCGTAATGTCAAAGCCCAGCGCAGGTGTGCCGTCAACGCACGAAACGACTGTTGCGCCACGTTCCAGCACCTGACTGACCATTACTTCCATTTCGACGGTCATGCCGTTGCTCTGTATGCTGTACTCGTTTGTCAGCTCAAAAGCCTTGTAGTCTATTTCAGCACTTGCACCGTTGGAGAGCGCAAGCGTGTCTATGCCGTCCTTCTTAAGCCATCCGCTCGTATTCCAATCCACGTTTCTGAATGTGGTGACACCACCCCAGTTTGCAGGGTTGGACTCGTTGTTTGAGCGTCCTGTTGCTGAAAGCTTCAGAACGTAGTCGTTGGCCTCCTGCTCGTCGATGCCCTCCGCAGCGGAAACGGTGACATTCAAAGTGCGCTGCTCCGTTCCGAGTACAAGCGTGAGCGTGCTTGCTCCGCTCGTGTCGAAGCGTTGCGTGAAGCTCTGCTGTGTACGGTCTGCCGTAAGCGTCTGAACGGCCACATTGTCGATAAGCACGTTAATGGTGGAGTTGACGCTGCTTGCATTCCACGCTGCAAAGTTGAAAGCAAGGTCGCCAAACTGCTGTACTGCAACGCTGACAGCAGACGGTGAGCCAGCGGAATAGCCCAACGGCATTTCGCTCAACAAATCTGCTGACAGCGTGAGCTTCAAGCCGATGTAGGGAGCACTGCCACCCGCCTTAAGGAAATCGCAGTAGATAACGTTTGACAGCAAGCCGTCACTTTCAGCAACCATCTGAATGTTGTGCTTTCCTGCTGCCAGCTCTGATGCAGGTATGTAGAAGTGTCCTACCGTCGTAGAGCTTGTATTGATTGTGCGCGTGTCGTGCTGTTCGCCGTCAAGCCACAGCGTTACGCTCGTTCCCCTCGGTGCTGTGAGCGTGAAAGGAACGTCAATCTGCTGGTCTGTGAAGCCGCCCGACAAAGCAAGCATACTTGCAGGGTCAAACGTAGAAGTGAGGTTGACATTGATAACGGAAATAGCCTTGTAGCCTTGCGCCCTCTGCGTGTTGCCCTCGCCGTCCGTAATCGTTGCCTGCACATACACCTGCACCGTTCCTGCCGTGAGCATTTCGGGCGTGAGCGTAAGCGTGCGTGTCGTGTTGTCCGCAATGTTGCTCAACGTCTCGCGGTATGTTTCCGTCGTACCGTTGACAACACGTATAACGATGGTTTCAGCAGCCGTTCCTGTTGGCGTGCCGTCGCCGTTGTAGTGGTTGTATGACCACGTAAGCACTACGCTGTCACCCTGCTTGATTCTGTTCTTTGACACGTTGGCAGTGACACGCGCATACGTTTGGTTTCCTCCCTCGCTTGCCTTGGGTATTCGGCAAGACGCAATCTCGTCGCCCTGCTCGTTTTCAAGTACAAGCGTGAGGTTCGTGTTGTCGCCCGCGTCCTTTGTGCGCATATTGTACACCTTTGAGGACTTAAGGCTGTTGATTTCCACTGCAACAGCACCGTTTTCAACGGGGTTGCTGCTCTGCTCGTTGAGCGATTGGTCAACGACGGGAATAGTCAAGTCAACGACACCGTTTCCGTCCTTGCTGACAGCAACGTTGTTGACACGTATGCCGCTGACCTTGCTGCCAATCTGTGTTGACTGCTGCTGATGCGTCTGCTCATGTGAACGCAGCTTGTTTTGCAACGACACTTCTATGTCGTAGCCGTCGTGCTCGTCAAAGTTGCCATTGATAATGTCAAACTCGACTGCTTCTTGTTTCGTTTTCTTTGCCATATTGTTACTTGCTTTATGTTATGGTGTTCCTTTCCATCTGTCCGTGCCAATCCAAGGCTTCCAGCCTATCCAACGCCCGCTGCCAAAGCACGAGCGTATGGCACGTGCGGACATCATCAAAAAACGTCTGAATGTACTCATTGCTCTGCCTGGTTAGCCCACCCCGCATATACAGCAAGGTTGTTAAGTACTGATACCTGATACGTGTAGCCGTCCTCCCATTCGGGTTCCTCCACCCAGCGCACGCCATTGGGCAGCGAGAGCGTGAAGTTGCTGCCGCTGACAGCAAACTGCATCATGTACTCGTTGATGGAGCTTTGACCGCCAGCAACAAACTCAACGGCAAGCGAAGCTACTGCGTTTGCCCACACGTTTAGCACGTTGGGAGATATGCGCACGCTCGTTAACGTCTGCTGTACGACGTTCTGAAAGCCGAAGTCAGAGAAATAGGCAATACACGTGTATGTCTCGCCGTTGTCTATTGAGCAGTAAATGCCGTCCTCCCTGCGTACAAGTATAGGCGTGACACCTTCTGCCTTGTATGCAGTCTTTACGCCGCCGATGTAGAAATAGCCGTCCTCGCCGATTGTGACAGCCATCCTTTGCAGCAAGTACGCACGCACGGTTTCAGCCGTCACTTTTACAGCGTTGTTGCCGCCTACACCGCCCGCGCTGTGTATGAGGAACTGGTCGCTATTGTTTATGGATGCTCCCTGCGAGAACAACGCCAAAAGCTCCTGTGATGTCATGTTTGCCATAAGCTACTCAATTATGATTAAATGGTCGTTTGCGTCTATCTGCATTCCTACAAACTGCATTTGCGGGAGTGATATAATGCCCTGTATCTCTACGCCCGTCTGCTGCTTCACACTGCGTACAACGTTGTCGATGTCTGCAATGAGAAACTGCGTGAGCGTCTTGCCGCCCAGCTGTGCAAACGTGTTGCAGTAGTAAGCGGTAAACTCACCTCCTGCACCTACAAGCGTCTGCCCAAAGCGTTTGCCGCGTTGCAGCGCATACTTCTTTGATGCACTGCGTGACAGCAAGCCAACAGTAGCGCCCGTGTCAACGAGCAAGTTTGCAAACTTGCCGTTGATGGTTGCCTGTACGATTAGCCGCTGTTCCGAAAGTGATTTAATCTTCTGCATAGCTATTCCTTTTTGGTTAGTAACAAGTTGACTGCATCAATGACAGTAGGGGCGCAGTATTGCTCACAGAACTGCTTGATAAGCTGACATTCCCGCTCGTCGTATTCCGTTTGAGCGTCGCCGTTGAAGATTTTGAGTGCCAGCGCATGGCACTCAATGCCGTTGCCCATTGTATAAAGCAAGTTGGCAAAGTCCTTCTTCAAGTTCTTTTGAACGCACTTTGTACGTTCAATGTCAATGTAGATGTCGATGTGCTCAAAATCTAATTTCATAGCCTTATAATTATTTAATTTGTTAGTGAAGTCCACGTAGTGCCGCCGTCTTTGCTGACACGCACGCCATAGTTTGACACATCCAGCACGTAAGAGCCTTTTTGTGCTCTAAACCCGTAGGCCGTGCTCAATATATATGTGTCCGTTCCTTGTCTGTTGAACAGTCCGTTTTGGCCTATCAAGCAAAGCATTTCAACGCTCTTTGAATACTGATACTGTGCTTCCGAAACGGTAAGTGTTGCACTGTTGCTTGACCCTGATGCTCCTTGTGTGTTGTTTTCAGCAGAGAAAGGCGCTTTTATCTCATAGACAATGTAATAGTTTCCTTCCAAGTTTGTAGTGCCGTCAATATTGTATGTATTGTCAAACGTGACGGTCTTGTTTACCAATGCCGTGCCGGGCGACAACGTTTCTGTATATACAGAGATTGTCTTATTGCCGTTCATAAGATAGATGTTGAGCGTATAAGGAGCAATCCAGTGAATAGTCCTATTAGGTGCTGTAGGCAGTGTAAAATTGACCTTTGCGTTTTTAACACGGATAGTGCTTCCGCTGTAGAAATAGCCCAAGTCTTTTCTTACTTGCCAAAAACCTGTACCTGAAAAACTTCCTGCTGTCGGGAAATAAATTGTACCCGAGTAACTTTGCGTTAAAGTTGTTAGTGCTATTGTTGATGGGCTTGTGTCAATTTCATTGGAAATAACTTGATTTACAATCTTCGCGCACAACGTATTGTTTCCATACAGCAATATTCCTTTGCTTGTCAAACGCAGTGTGTCACCGGCGCGTATTTCTCCGTTAATTGCATCCAGCGTTATGTGAGGGACGAAGCTGCTGTTTTCATAGTCAAAGCTCTCTGAACTGCCAATCTTACCGATTTGGGAAATTAGCTCGTCCTCCTTGATTACCCATGAGCCTATATAGCCACGTGTAGAGAACATGTAGCCTGCACGGTTGACATGGAAAGGTGCTGTTGCAGGGTCGCTTCCACCTACCCATAGCGGGTTTTCCGCATTTGCCAATCCAGCAACAACCGTTCCGTTTGTTTCCGCAATGACAATCTGCGAAGACGAAAGCATTTTGATGTTCGCGTTCTTTGCAATAAGGAACGTGAAGAAAGCGGATGCAGCGTTTATCGACACTTCCACCCAATGGCTTGAATCCTGTGAAAACGTAGCTGCTGCAACATGCGTATCTACGCACTGATACACCTTGTAGCCGCTTGCCATGCTGTTGTCTTCAATGGCGAGGAAATCCACATAGCGAATGCCCAGCTTCTCGTCGTTTTCCTCGTTGTAGTACGTCTGATAGGGCGTGAACACTTCAAACAGCCTTTCGTGACAGCCGTTCAAGCCTTTTCTGTCCTCCTGCTTCGTCTGCCACTGCGTAGCGTAAACGCCTTCTTCAAGCTTGATTTTTGAAAGATAGACATTACCGCCCGTGTCGTAGTACTTGCGCCACAATACCTTTTCGTCTGCTGCAAAAATATGTGTGTTGTCGTATTTAGCTTTAGTTTTGAAAGTGTAAGTATGCAGCTTATACACCTCGTCCAAAGCCCAATCACGCTGACCGTCACCGTTGGGAGTATATGCCACGCCGTCAACAAAGCATTTTTCTGTCGTGTCGATGATTGACGGGTACAAATGCGTGCGGATAGTGCCACCACGCCCGTAGAACGAAAGCGTGTACCATGTGCTGTTTTTAAGCACGCCGCTCGTACTGCTTGAAAGTAATTGCTCCAGCGGGTCTATGAAATCACTGTTTGGCTGTGTGATAAGGTAGGCGTTGCAACCCTCGTAGTCGTTTTCAATGACCGTTCCTGTGTACTTAAGCCATTTTGAGTTTGCAAGCTTGAAATCTGTGCCACGCAGCAAGTTCTCACCGATAGCAGGAACGTCCTTTCCATATACGCACACAACACCGTTTGCGACGCTGGTACGGACACGTGCGTAATCTTCCAAGTCAGTCCATGATACAAGTGCCTGGCCGGGCTTCATGCCCTTTTGGCAGATGATAGCAAGCGCACGACGCTTCTGCACAGTACGAATGTCAACGCCCACGCCATACTCCACGGCAAGCCTTGCCCAAAGACGGTCATGTATATAGATTGCATCGTAGGACGTGATGATAGCAATGCGGTTTTCGTTTGCATGGGTCGTAAGCGCACTGATTAGCTGGTCAGTGTAATACGTCTTGCTTGGGTTCGTAGTGTTTGGCAACGTAGTGTTGTCCGGGTCATTGTACACATCATAATTTGCCTGATGATATACAGTGAGGTTTGCGTTCAATACCGTAAGTGTCAAGCCACGCGAGTAAGACAGCGAAATGCTTTGCCCGTCTATTTCAATACGAGGATAAACTTCGCTGTTGTAATGTGTGCCGCGTGCAATGATTTCGTGGAAATCAGCATCTTCACCCTGCGGGCCTGTGTCGCCGTCCTTGTATATTGCAATCTCCTTTTTGATAACGTAATCGTCGAAGATTGTGTTGCTAATGGCAGTGTCACGCGCATAGACTTCTATCGTATCGTCGTTGACATTGACATTGAAGCTGATGGGTGTACTTTGGCCTTGGTCGCCATAGCCATATACATAGCCACCTGCAACAGCAGTACGCCGCGTGCCGTCCTTTTGGCGCACGAAAATACGTGTGTAGGCTTGATATGGGCTGATAACATCACCCTCCTGCTTATAGAGGTTGATATAGCCCTGATACGTTGCCTGTGTAGCGTCCTTTGGAATAGTAACGCTTTCGGGGTTGGCTTCGATGAAATAGACGGGCGTAGTATTGCCGTCCTCTACGCAGTTAATGCGCTCCTTGTCGATTACTACACTGTTCTTTACGAGCAGAATAGTCGTGTACAGATACGTACCGCTGTCCGTTGCGTCACTTGTCGAAACAACGTTGCTGCTTGACGGGAAATCCTGCTGTGTTGTGCCGGCACCCTTCAAGTACTTTAACGTCAAGCCCTCGTTGTTTATCTTCGTGTACGTGTCAAGCAGCGTCGTTGTGCCACCTACGACTTTCTTCACGTTGACTTGCAGGGTCGTGTCGATAAACGCGCCCTTGCCGTCCTTGTGAATAACATCTATAAGCGGTTCAAGCGAGTAGATGACACCGCTCTCTCCTTGCAACGCCTTGTTTATCTTGTACACAGCTGTCAGCACAATGTTACTGTCTGTCTTGTGTGTGGCAGTAACGGTGATGGATGCGCTGTTGGCAGTAATGTTGCTTGGCGTGATAGTCTTGCCGTCCTGACTTGTCGTATAGCTGATGTTGTTAGCAGTTATAACAACGTTGAACATGCTCCAAGCGTCAGCACTGCCCTTGAAAAGCATAATGCGGGTGCTTTCATAGCTGCCAATGACATTGCCGCTCTCGTCACAGTTGATGAAGCTGTTCTCGTTGCTTAAGTCCAGCATGTAAGGAGATGTACCATCAACAGCATAGTGGTCCCAAACCTTGACAGTGCTAAAAGGTTGCCAAACACCGTTTACTTTCTTGCGCTGTGCGTAGAACTCGAATTTGTTGTTTATGCCCACGCCCGTAGGCTCGTCAGTCCATTGCTCAGTATGACCAACGTCAGTATATGGGCAGTAGTTGTCAACCTGCCTGTCTGCTGCAACGTCATAGATTGGGGGCTTGTGTGCTTCCACGCCGTCCCAATCCGCAACAACAAAGAAAATGTACTCAACGCCCTTTCCGTCTGCACCGTCAGCAATGACAGGCACGGTTTCCTTTTCGTCAGTCTCTACGCCATTGTCGTAAAGCGCAAACTCCACCTTTGACGTTGTGGCTGCAATGCTTGCGGATGCGCTGGCCTGCCAGCTCCCTGCCGTGCCGCCCGTAAAGATACGGTGCTTGATGGCAAGGTTTCTTGCAGACATTTGAGCTGCTGTAAGCGTGTACGTGCCGCCGTCCGTACTGCTGCATTGGATGGAGCAAGTGACAGTATTAACGTCAACGACCTGCGAGCCGTTGGAATAGCTTCTTACAACCTCGCTGACACTCGTTTTAAGCTCGTACACGTTCAAGTCCTTTGACGTAGTAACTGACAGCGTAGCGGAACGTGTGTAGGGCGTTCCAGCGCGTGACGCAGTACCCGAAGCAACAAATGACAGCTCACGCGGAACTTCGCCCGTGAGTGCAGTAACATTCAAAGCGCCCGTCGCATAGTTGGCTACAACGGTAACGCCCCATGTAGAGCCGCTGTAAGTATAGCTGTACTGGTTGCTTTGCCCTGTGACAGCAGCCTTTGTCATTGCGTTGCCGTTGACAGTAAGCGTGAGGTTGGTAAGCGGTAGAAGCTGCTCACTGCCAGCCCATATACGCAGTGCGCTTTGCACGGGCAAGCCAATCCACTGATTAAGAAGCGTACTCCAGCTTACGCTTGCGTGCTCATTGGAAAGGTCACACACTATCGGGTCTATGCCGTCCCCTACAATGTCAACACTTTCGATGTCGCGCAATATCCATTGTGAAGTGCCGTTCTTTGTGAACTTTTCTTCCAGCTTCACTTGTATGGAATCCACGCCGTCAACATCCATCATCGTCTTTGTGATGTCATTGCCATACGTGAAGTTGTGCCACGTAGTGCCACCGTCAGCGGAGTAGGTAAGTGCAAGCTTCGTAGTGTCAAAGTCGGCTACACGTAACAGACTGCGTGCAGTGTCGCGTGTTGTCTTGTAGATAGCGACTTCCACGGTTTCGGGGTTGAAGCTGTCCGTGTTCGGGTTGTAGCAGACAGAAGCGGGGTTCGTTATGATTTCGTACTTGTCCGTACCTACGTCCTTTTTGATTGACAGCAGCGCACTGTGTATCTGCGTAACGCCCTTTGACGTGTACTGACACCTTATAAGCACTGATGCGGACACAGCGGTAACGGCTGTAACCTTTATCTTACGTCCTCCGTCCGTGTCGTAGCCGTCGCCCGTGTTGTCATATTGTGCAGTACAGCCCGTGCAGACGAGCGCAAGCCAGCTGTTTTGCGTTTCAAGCGTAGTTTTTGGAACTTGCGTATCACCGTCCCACAAATACGCCTTTGTCGTGGGCAGCGTGAAGTCAAGCACCGTGCCGTCCTCCAAGCACAGCACATTGTCATTCTCATTGTCAATGGCAAGGTGTACGGCATTATCGCCGTCTATGCCGTCCAATATAATGTCAACACCTTCGCTGTCGAGCGTTTCAAGCACTGTTCCCTCGCTGTCAACAAGGTAGAGGAAAAACAGCACTTTTTTGTCCGTCGTTGTAATGGAAACGCCCGCTGTCGTGTAGTTCATTTCGGATGTTTCCGTACCGTTTTCCCTGATAATCTTGTATTTTAGCTTAAGATTGTGCGTAGTAAAGTCAGCGGGAGCTACGATATAGTGGTTATCGTCGCTGCTGTCACACGTTACCTGGCAATACAGCTTGTCAGTCTCAATGACACGCTGCTTTAGGTTGTTCCACGATATGCCGACGGTAGGCAGCGACGGCAAAAGCTGGTAAACGTTAGTGTCCGTTGACTTGTTAAGCGTGTGTACCTTTGTACGCTCGTAGCGGACACCTGCGTAAGAAGCGACGCACGTAACATCGAAGTTTGATACAAGCGGAGCGTCCGCTGGCAGTGCAGTGATGCGCACACGTGCCTGCTTGTAGGAATACTCATTTGCTTGCCCTGCGTTGACTACTACGGTTTCAATGGCCTTGTCTATCGTTGCGCCTACAGTGTTCGTAACGGAAATGTCATTGACGCTGGCAATATCCAAATACTCGTTGTTATGCCACATCTTCATGTGCATAACGATGGGCAGTCCAACGTACCTTTGCAGCTTCGTGTTCCAGCTGACAGCGGATGATTCATTGTCAATGTCAGCACTGACAAAAGGCTGTGCATCATGCTTGATGGTGACGGGGAACTTTTTTACAATGGTAGTCTTGCCCTCGCAGTCAATGGTAAGGTTGACATAGCAGTTATCCATGCTACGCATTGCGTCGTAGTCAAAGTTGACATCATCACCGCTGCCGGCCACTCCGTCCTTGCAGTTGGCAATGCCCGTAATGTACAGCGTTGAGTTGCGCAGCGAACACGTACAGCCTACGGCTTCCGCATAAATCTTATACGTGCCGTCCCCAGCTGCATTGTTGCCCTCTGCCCACAGCAGCAGCTCCGAGTTCTTGCGTACCTGAATAGCGGAATGTATGCGGTAGTCGTATTTGTTGTTATTGTTGTCTATCTTATACAAGCCGCCTATGACGTTCCCCGTATCGTCAACAGTGATAACGTCCACGTAGTCGGAAAAGTCGATGTTGTACTGCGAAACGTCCTCTATAACGTCCGCAATCTGCTCCAAATGCCCCGACATGTAGATGTTATTCAAGTAGGCTGAATAACCCGACATGTCGAGGTTATAAACAGACAAGTTGGAGAGGTCGCCAAATTGCGCACCTATATTCTGTACTGAATATTCCCAAGTATTTACATTGTGCAGGTATCTTTCGTATGTAAGTGTCGAGTAACGGCTTGACTGACGTTCCGGGTCAGTGAAGTTGCCGTATGACACAAAGTGCATCATTGCGCACGGGTGCAAAGCCCTGTTCCAGTGCGCATCATTGCGCAAGCGGTACTTGAAGCGGGAGTTTTTGCCCGATTCCAATATGCGCGTGACAGTGAAATAGACGGTAAAGAAGCCCGAAAAGCGGAAGTTACCCTTGCTGTCGTCGAAATCGTCCGCGTCATTGTTTGCAAGTGTCATTCCGTCGTGGAAAATACCCATGCAAATATCGTCAACGGCAATCTTTCCTATCTCGCCTTCTTCCAAATGCAGCTCAATAGTACCCGTGTCGGACGGTGTGCCGTCCAAGTTAAGGTCGGGGTCAGCAGTAAGAATAATGCCGCCGCCCGGCGCACGCCACCTGTTGCCCACCTGTATGCTGATACGGTTGTAACGCAGTTCGGGAACTTGCAGCCACTCCCACAGCGTGAGGGAACGCAGCTCACCGCGCCCGTCACCGTCAATGACACCGCCAAAGCCCGTTATGCCACCTGCGTAGTTTGCGCCGAACTGCACGCCGCCCACGTGCTTTGTGCGCTGCCTAAAGTCAATCCTTCCCTGTGCCACATCGTCAACGTCCTTGCGCAAGAACTGTGCAAGGGAACGCTTTGCTGAAAACACGTTGTACTCGCTGGCAGGTGTAGTGTCAGAAGTCTTTATGATATACACGCCCGTACCTGCTTCGTACAAATGTACGTCGCTTCGGTAGTTGAGCGCGTCAATCTTTCCCTCCAAGTCGTTAAGGCGTGAGTACTTGCTGTTTTCGCCGACGATGTACTGTGCTTCGTCGTACTTGAAATCAAGCTTGTACTGATAGCCGATAATGCGCGAGTTCCTGCTGCCGCCCTTGAAGAAGTTGTCGTTAATGAGCGTGACGCGCTGGCCGACATCAAAGCTCTTTGCGAGCGAGCTGTCAAGTTGACCCAGCGGGGAAAGCCCAAACATATAGTCGGACATCATCGTACAGGTGTACGTCGAATCGTCAATCTGAAGCTTTTCAACGTACCTTTGCGCTTCTTCCGCAAGTTCCTCTTCCGCTGCATCCAGCAAGCCGAGTTCCTGCATGTATTCAGTGTCCCAGCCGATAAGCCTGTACTTTACGTCTTCGTCTATCGTCGGGTTAATGTCGTCGTTGGGCAGCATTGGGCCGTAATTGTCGTTACGCACGATTTCAAATACCTGCGCTTCGTCGTTTATCTGCCCGTTTATTTCCTCCGCTTTGTTGTCGGGGTTAAACTTGACATCAAACGTCATTCCGCGCATGATACCTGACTGAATGACTATCTGCAAGTCAGTCTTTGGCAGGATATAGCGGCTTCTGAACGTAAACCCGCTGTCCTTGAAACGGTAAATCTTCACTGTTTCCTTGCCGCCCTCGCCATCGTCAACCTGCCTGTTGTCAAAGGTTACGGTGGTCATAGTGCCGTCGGTATGCGGGTACACTTCATCAAATATTGCTACTGCTTCAATAGCTTCTTCTTCCGCGTCAATGTCGCCAATCTGAATGTACGGGTGAGCATACGACGAGGGCAGCATGACACGCTTTTGCACCACGCCGTTAAGCACTACGTTCTCGTCATTGGAACGGTAGTTTTTGGGTACGTTGCGCGTAGAGCCAAACGGATAGATGCGTGTCGCGTGCGTACCCTCGCTGCTTGCGCCCGTCATTTGCTTTACTTCACGCTCCAGCTGAAACTCAACTGCCGTTCCATGCTCACAGCGGCCAACGTGAACAACGGAGCCGTCCACCCACCACTCACATTCAAATTCCTCGCATATTTGGTTGAGCGCGTCGATTATGCGCGTGCTTTCGTACACGACAAGCTTTGCAGTGCCAAGCAAGCTGTTGTCAATGGCAAACGTGAAGAAAGCGTTGTCAGTGTGCCTAAAGTTGTGGTACTGCAAGTTGTTTTGCAGGATGGCAAGGTGCTTGTCTATCGTGTCCGTAAGCGACCATGACGTTTCAAAACGCTTTGTAAGCGGCTGGAAAAACAGCAGCTTATTGTTCCACTTCCAATATTGCGCATCCATGCGAAGCTGATAGTCATACCCAGCCGTCGCACGGTTGTACGTAGGCACGTAGTTCTTTGTAATCTCAAACACGCCATACTCCGTAACGCAGTAGTCGCCGACGGAAAAGTAAATCTTTTCCTTTGTGGAGAAATTGAGCTGGATATAATGCTCCTTCATCAACTCAAAACGCACGTAGGAATTGATGTTGACGTAGGTTCTAAACTGTATGTCGCCCGCAGCACGGCGTATGATTGTGTACTGCTTTATGTTTGCTGATGGTGTAGGCATAGCTATCTGTCATTAGGGTTTGGTTCGAGGAATCGGAACGTGTAAGTTCCTGCGTTTAGGCCGTAGTCCTTGCCTTTTGAGCAGCTTAAGTAAAGCAGCTTGAACGTTATGCCCAGCGTAGTGCAATGGAACTCTATCAAGCCGCGTGTTATTGCAGTGACAAAGCCACTTAACCCTGAAAGGTACGCTCCGCGTGTGTTGCCTTCAAAGAACACGGTAAAGCTTACCTCCCTGCTGTCAAACTTCACGTCATCCGCGTTTTCCACAATGACACGCTTGCCATGCTGCAAGCGGCTGTCATTCTGCACATACGCTTTCGTCGGCGGTGGAGTAAGCAATGCTTCGTAAGCTCCTTTTACGAGTGCAGCACCAAAACCGCCTATATCTGTTCCGTTTATTGTTGCCTGTCCGTACATACTATATGTTTTTAGTGTTCTCAACCAATAGCTTTATGTCCTCCTTGATTTCATGCAGCTGGTACGTGTTCTTTTGAATCTGTTCCAGCGTAGAAAGCATGTCCTCCTGCGTTTCGCGTATAGTGTCAACGTTACTGCTCATTGAAACAATTTCAGTGCGTGTAAGCACGATTTCCTGCTGCATGGTAAGCAGTGCCGTTGTCTGCTCGATGGATTGAACGAGTATGCTTTCACCCGTTATCTGCAATGCTGTGAAGCGTCCGTTAAGCTCCTGCCCGGTGTCCTCGCCAAGCTGCTGCCATGCGCCCGACGAGCCTTGCTGCTCATACGCTTCACTGCCCGTAATGTCGAAGCCACGAGCCTTAAACTGCTCGTCGATGTACGTAAGCACGTCCTGTATGACAGGCAGCTGGTTCTCTGCCTTGTTAAGCAGTGCGTCAGTGGCTTGCATGATGCCGTCAGTGAGCTGCTTTTCAGTCAAGCCGCCCATGCTGTACACCTCGTAGAGGTTGGCAAGCTTGTCTTGGAAACCATCAAACACCTTTGTCAGCAGTGCTTGCTTAATCATTTCCTTTGCAATGTCGGCAAACGTGTCAGACGCATACTTTTTGAAGCTATCCATTACGTCCTTGCCGTCTTTGAGCCAATCCCAAAGCGCATCGGTCATGTTGTCCGTAAGCGGGGCGTACATTTCGGATATGTATTCCTCCAGCTGCTCACGGAACTTGTCATATTCCTGCTTAAGCTTGATAAGTTCCTCCAGCGTAGCCTTTGTTTCACCAACGAGCTTGTCACCGTACTTGTCAATAACAGTCTGTGCAAGCTGTACGTCAATCATGCCGTCGCTGCCAAACAAGTCTTTGCCAAAGTTAGCTTTGACCCATTCGCGCAAGTCCTCCGTGCGCTGTGAATGGCCACCTATGCCCGTGCCAAGGAAACCGCTGCTTTTTTCCCGTGTCTCAATGCGCAGGTTTTTGAATGCTGCTGTCGTGCCTTCGTCATAGTTGAGCGTGTCAAGCAATGCGCCAACGCCTTTTCCGATTAAGCCCTCTGCACCGCCGAACAAGCCCGTTATGCCCCAATCCATAATCTGCCCGAGCAAGCTGTCCTTGTCGAGGATGCCCATTTTGTCGAGTGCGCCCGTAATGAGCTTTCCCGGTATGCTCACAATGTCGGAAACAAGGTTGCCCAGCCATGAAAGCGCATTTGTGAGCCAGCCGCCGCCACTTTCGTTTTGGTAGATGGCCTGTGCTTCGTACATCTTTGCAATATAGCTTTCCAAAGCCATGTTGCTGTACTCGTACATGTCCTGCAAGCTTGCAAGTCCTGTCGTTGCAAACCAACGCTTTTCCGCATTTGTTGCTTCAATGACAGCGAGCTTGTAGTCATTGACTGCATCACGCAGCTGGTTAATCTCTTTGAACTTTTCCGCATACGCCTCATACTGCGAGTGCGCATCCTTGAACATGCTGCTTATCTGTTGGAAAAGCTGAATGGCAGCACTGATGATTGTAAGGATAACGCTTGCCTTTTCCAGCGTAGAAAGTGCAGCAACGCCCGTTGCAGTGACAGCCTTAATGCCGTCAATCGTCTGCGTCATAAACGTCATAACGTTGGCTGCAATACCCAATATCTGCCCTTCCGTGCCGCCTATCGCGTTGCCGACGTTGGCTATTGCATCCGCAAGCTCGTTGACCTTTTCAAGCGTCGATTTAAGGGCTTTCTTGTACTTGTTCTTTGCCTTTTCGACATCATCCGTTGCCTGGCGTTCCTTTTTCTCCGCATCTGTGAGTATCTTTTCAGCTTCAGCAAGCTTATGAGCGTCACCTGCCTGCTTTGCAAGCTTGACGTTCTGACGAGCACGCACGACGTTTGCAGACGCAATGGAAAGCTTTTGCTCTGCTTCCGTAAGCTCCTGTGCGGACGTAGTGAGTGCAACAAACGGGTTGCGGTTGTTAAGCTCGTCGTACATCTGCTGCAAGGTGCTGGTGTACTCACGCAACTTTTCGGGGTCAAGCGACGTAGCAGCTGCCTGTTTCGCTTCTTCAAACTGCTTGATAAGAAACTCCAGCGTCTGTGTTGATGTGTTGCCCAAGTCCTCAAAAGCACGCACATAGTCGGGCGTTTCCTTAAGCTGCTGCAAGGAAAGGTTGGCTTGCTGCTCATTGTGCGTCTGCGCTGCTTGCGCACGGCTACGGGTGAGTGCTGCCACTCTGTCCGTGTCGCCACGCTCCTTTGCTTCGGCAATGGCTTCGTCAATACGCTTTAAGGCATCTGCATAGTCCTTGTCTATTTGCAGCTTCTTGTCAATATAAGACTGATACTGACTGATTAGCTCGTCGTCCCTTTCCTGCTGTGCCTTTACACGCTGTGCGTCGATGTCGGCGAGGTCTTGCTGTGACTTTGCTTCAATGGCCTTTATAATGTCCTGTGTCTGCTGTTCCAATGCAGCACGGCGTTCCTTGTACTGCTGTTCAGTCATGCCGCTTTTGCCGCCCTTGTAGCTTGCATCCAAATCTGCAACGGCTTCGTTTCCAGCCTGACGGGCAGCACGCGAGTCAATTTCAGCCTGTGTGCGTATGCGCTCACGTTCCAGCTCTGCCCAACGCTTTGAGCCTTCTTTTTCAAGTTCAAGCTCCTTTTCTATGCGCTCCTTGCGCAATGCAAGCAGCTCGTCGTTAAGCTCGGCAGCTGACTTGTATTCGGGTTCTTTCTTTGTCGGTTTAGTAGGCGTTGTGGTCGTTGTTCCTCCGCTTAACAGCGTTGTCGGGATTTTCTTCTTTGCTTCTTCCGCTTCCAGCAAGGCATTATCCCACATGTCGGAGTAGTGCTGTATTTCTTTATCATACTCACCCTCCAGCCTTTTTCGCAATGCAACGGCTTGGTCGTTACGGTATTTGTTTATCTTGTCAACACCCTTTTTGGTCAGCTCGTAAGTTGTCCTTTGGGCGTTGCCCGGCCTGTCTTGGAAGTCCGCTGTATAGTCTTCATTGATTTTAAGCCCTGCTTTCTCCCATTCACTCGGCATACCCAGCTGTGACGTAGTGCGCTTTTCCCGGTCAGTGACAGTATAGTACTTGTCGCCCGTCTCAACACCCTTGACACGGTTTTCCCACTCCTTTGCCTTTTTAATGATAGCTTCTTTGTACAAGTCCTCAAAAGCAGTCGCTTTCGCAACAGCCTTAAGTGCAGCAATGACTTGTGGAGCCATTTCTACGAGGACTTTTTCTGCATCATTGACACCTTTTACAGCAAGTCCGAGGCTGTCAAAGTTTGAAGCGTTGTCTTTTATCCACTTCGTTTTTTCCGCTTCCGTCCTTAACTTTGCCCATTGGTGCTGCAAGGAACGGTACTTCGCTTCCACGTTTCCCGTTGCGCTGCCAATGGTTTCAGCCATGTGCTTATGCTGTTCCGCGAGCTTTTCAGCTTCTTCTTTCTGCTTTTTCTCTGCGTCAGCAGCTTTCTTTGAGCCTATTGTGAATGCAGCAAGTGCGCCTACAACGGTAATAAGTGCCATTGCAAGCAGCACATAAGGATTGGCCTTTGCAATAGCGTTGAAAATGCCCTGTGCGACTGTTGCAGCCTTTGTTGCGACAATGTTACGGCCTTTTGCAGCCGTTTCTACGTCGATGGCCTTTGCAGCCGCCCATGTTTGAAGCGTGTTAATGCCACGCATGAGTGCGCTCTGCTCTTGCAGCGCGTTTCCAGCTTCAGTAAGAAAGTTCGTTGCAGCAAGTGAGCCTTGTATGGCCGTTTGAGCGCGTGCCAAGTCTTCTTCGCTCATTCCAAACGCTGCTGCCGCGCCCTGTGCAGCTCCGAAGCCGCTTATGACAAGGTTAAGCCCCTGCGTTAAGCCCTTGAAAGCTGCTGTGTCGTTAGCGTCGTTTTTGATGGTTTCCTGCACGTCGCTGAAAGCGTCCTGCAACGTGGCAGCTTTGTTTTTCAGCTCTTCCAGCTTCTTTTGCAATGCCTGACCCTCTGCGCTTGCACGTTCCGCATCGGTCATGTTGCGGTACTGCAACGTGAGCATGGTAATCTCGTTGCGCAACTCCATGAGCATTTGACGCGGGCTGCTTTGCTTCGTCTGCTCATTTGCCCTCGTGTTCTGCTGTGTCTGCTGCTCAACCTCCTGCAAGCTTTCCTTAAGCTCTTTCAGTCCTTGCCGTGCAAGCGTTTCCTCGTCCTTGTAGCTTTGCAACGACTGCTTAAGTGCGTTGTATTCCTTGGCTATCTTCTGCATCTGTGCTATAACGTTCTCATTGTAGCCAGCGGCTTTCGGGTCAGCTTTGTACTGACCTTCGCCCGTTTGCTGAATATAGCCCTTTTCTATGCCCGACGCAGCCCATGCCTGCATGTTCTTTCGCAGTGATTCCATGCGCTTTTGCGCCTTTTCCTGCTTTGCTACAAGCTCGTCAATCGTCTTTTGCGTGTCGTCGATGGCTGCTTGTATCTCCTGTTGAGAGCCTGCATGTTCCTTTTCGGCAGCAGTGTGTTTGCGTGCAGCGTCGGCAGCAGCTTCATGCGCCTGGGTCTGCTGCTCAACGGCCTGTGTCGCTTCTTGCGTCGTTTGTGTGGCTTGTTCCTGCGTCTGTGCTTGCGTTTCAGCAGCGTTGGTTGATTCCTGCTCCGCATCACTCTTTTCACGCAGTGTAGCAACGAAACTGTCATAAATGCTTTGCAAGTGCTGAATAGTCTGTGCAGCGTGTTCGTGCGCTGCTTTCATATCCTGCACGTCGGCTGTCTGCAAGCGAAGCGTCTCACGCTCGTTTTCCAGCTGTTGAGTAAGCGCATTGAACTCTTTTGAGCCAGCAGCAGTGCCGCCAAGCTCCTTTTCAAGCTTGGAAACAGCTGTCTGCAAGCGTGTGGCCTCCTGCTCCGCGTTCTTTATCATTTCGGGCGTTGAACGCAGGTTGCTGTTCGTTTCCGCAATAGCTTCGTTGAGGACTTTCATTGCAGCCGTTGTCTTTGCTGCCAAGTCCTTCTCGCTGCTGTTTGCAATGTCATTCAGTGCTTTCGTCATACGCGCACTGATTTCATCCGTGGAAACGCCCAAACGCTCCAAGTCGCCTATAAGCTTGTCAAACGTCTTTTGTATGTCGTCGATGTTGACAAGGCCAGTTATGCCCAATACGTCCTCTGCCATAGTTTTAGCCCATTAAAGACATGAATAACTCTGTTTCGTTCCTAAACTTCTTCTTTTGTCTTTTCCCACCACTTTGACTTTTGCCAATCGTTGGCTCATCATCTTTCTTGTTGACACCCGACGAGGGTATTGTCTTGTTCAACAGCAGAATGTTGATGAAAGAGCGTTCAGATACGACCTCGTTATAACTCATTCTGTAGTATTTCATTACCCCGCTGACTATTGCCCAAGGGCTGTCGTTTCGCTCGGGTTGGTTATCTCCACCGTCTTGCGTAGGATAATGATAGAGGTCAAGAAAAAATTTACGTCCAACGACCTGCTGACGTATGCAACAAACTCGTTAAAGACGGTAACGGTGAGCCGCTTAAGCACGTAACGCTTGAACAAGAAGCGTTTGATTTTGCCGGGCAGCAATGCAGCAATAAACATGTCCTGCATTACCTTTGCGTCCTTGTAGTGAGCAATGACCTCCGCAAGCACCTTCACTTTGTCCTTGCTACCCAAGTCATCGTCGCTCAACTCGTTGCCTATAGCTCCGATTTCGTAGATTTGCGCAAGCGTGAGCGGGCGAAGCTTGAACGTCAGCTTTCCTACTTTGATTTTGACGGGCTTTTCCGTCAATGTGCTGTGTACTCTTTCCTTGTCTGCTGTTTCCATACACTTTGTTTTTTACGGAAAACGCAGTGCGGGAATTAGGACGTGCGCCCCTTATCCGCACTGCGCTTACAATTGGTTTTGAATGAATAGTAGGCTCACTGTCGCTTAACCACCATTGCCACCGCTGCCACCGCCGCCGTTTGATTCAACGGGCGTAACGGTGTGGCCGGACTGCTCCTGTCCCTGCTGGTTGGTAGTGGTGAGCTCGCGGAACTCCAAGTGGAAGTTGGGGAAACCGCTCTTGCCCAGCGTGCCGGCACGGGTGACAGTGACCTGCATCTTCGTCCAAGCAAACGTCATTGCGGGAATGTCGTCAAGTGCTTTGGTCGTGATGCTGACTGCGCCCGTAGGACGCTTGCCAATCTGCGCGTAGAGAGAGGAATACACAGCACCCGTCATGTCGTAGGTGTCCATAGTGAAGCCACGTGTTCCTGCGGAAGTTTGCAGGATGGCATACGGGCCTTCCATGTCCTCTACTTCAATCTCCTGCTGTGAGCCAGCCTGGTCGTTGAACTGCAAGCTGTCCTTGACAATGGCCTGAAAGCTGATTGCTGACCCGCCTGTCGGGGTGAATGTTACGGCGCTAACGCCATAAGCTGCTGTCTTACTCATAGTCGATACTTTTTAGATGTTCTTACTTGTACAATCAAGTTGAATGTTTACGTAGTAGGTGCTATCCTTGTCGGGCGTTGGCCGTCCGTCGGAAAAGTACTTGAAATATGCGCCACTGATGTACGCACCATCCTCGCTGTCAAACAGCGCAATGACCTCGTTTACTATTTCCGTGAGCCGTTTTGAATTGGGCTGCTCCGATGGGAGTTGCGGAACGTGTACGTTGACGTTGATAGTGTTGACCTGTGCAGGGTTGTTATGTACGAATGGCAAGTTGTTCACAGCAATGTATTCGCCGTTGTAACCCTTTTCCTTTTCATACTTAAACACCTTTCCTTTCTGTTCGTTATTACTACCGAATACGGATGGGGTCGCTGCATTGATGTATGTCGCAACTGCCGTTACTGCTTCAAGTCCTGTCATACGTTACCGTTCTTTACGTCCTCAATCGTTTCAAGCACAATCTTCTTTAGCTCGTCTTGCAGGAAAAACCGTGTCAGATGCAGCACGTTATAGCCTTTGTCCTCCACGTACCTACCGTAATTCATTCCAGCTACGACAATAAGGGAATAGCCTTTCGGCTCTACATGCGCTTCCGCGTAGGCTTGCAGGTTCTTTTGAACTTCGGCCTGTGCTTCTGCGCTGTCAACCTTTCCAACCTCCATAGTGACGGGCTTGCCGTCCAAGTACAGCGCGTAGCTGATACTGTTCTTTAGGTTGGCCGTGTGGTCTTTGTAGCCCTTGTGAAGCTTTGCGTGCGTCGCTGCTTCTTCGCCCAAGTACAGCAGTTTGATTTCGAGTGCAGTCTGCAAGTTGTCACGCGCCTGCTTCAAGCGTTGCTGTAACGCCTTCAAGCCGTTTAAGCGTATTTGAGCACTTGCCATACTGCTATATCCAAATCTTCACGTACCGTTTCTTTAGCGTCACAAAGCCAGCGACTTCCGCTTGTTTGTCTATCGTGCCGTCCTCCTTGACGAATCGCACTGTTGCGCCCTCCTTTGGAATAAGGCCGTCCGTGTAGTGCTTCTTTTTGATGGGAGCAATGATTTCGTAGGTGTAGATGTATTCCTCGCCGTCGTTAAGCGAAACAGACTGCGCACGTTCATTGGGCAGGATGATACACTTTCCGACTTCCAGCCATTCCGACGTTGGCTCAATGGGGTTTAGTTCCTCGTCGTAGCCGCCCTCGGTAGTTTGCAGGATATACAGCTTGTCCTTGAAATTCATATTACCACACGGGACAATAGGTTACAGTGTTTTCGCCGTCGCCGTCAAGCACAAGGTCGGGGTTTACGCCGATTTCCTTTGCAATCCCCTTAATCATGTCCTTAATATCGTCCTTGTAGGACTGTGACACGCCACCTATGTTTTCACTGCTCAACGACATAAGCTGACGGAGCAACAGCATGGCAGCAAAGCCGCATTGCTTATCCATTTCGGGCGAATAGTCGCCCTCTGTGTTTAGCGACGTTTGACCGCCAAAGCGGTAGAACGCTTTCATTGCAGCCCTATCCACCGCCTCGTCGGACAGTGAATAAGGCTCAATGTATGATGCTATTGCTTCACGTATAGTCATAGCTTAAGCTTGTTTAGGCAGAAGTTGCGTTAGTCACGAGGATAGCGTAGTCCTTCTTGCCCGTAAACACTGGAGTTGCCCACATTTCGTAGTCCACGAAACGACCCTCTGACGTGCGGTAGTTACCGATGAGGTTGTCTTCGTAGGTGGAGTACTGCTTGTTAGGCAGCTTGTCGATAGTCTCCACGCCCTCGCTGACCTTAAGGACAGCAACCTTGGGAGCAAACATGATGCACACACGGTCTGCGGGAATCATGTTCATGCTGGTGCCGTTGGGCAGAAGCACAAACTTGGGCTTCTCAATCTCAATGACGGGAAGCTCGATGCTCTCCAAGTACTCGTTGAGCGTGTTAAGAGGAATGATGCTCGGCTGGGGCTGCAACACGTCAGCCTTTGACAGCTTAAGCACGAACTTGGACTGAAGCTCGGTAGCCTTGCACATCTTCACGTAGGTAGCACGGGACATACGGATGCGCTCGATGGGCTTTCCGATGGTCTCTGCATACGCGCAAACCTGCTCCAAGTCTGCAATAGGTGTTGCACTTGCATCACCCCATGCAGCCGTTGTGGCGTAGAACTTCCTAATACCCAGGTCGAGGGCATAGCGCACGCCCGACTTGCTGTTGTTGTCGAGCTTAACGTCCTGCATACCGTTGTACAGACCCTCGAAATAGCTGATGTCAATACGCTTCCAAGGAGCGATTGCAGCCTTCTCGTATGGGTCAAAGAGGAACTTGACAATCTTGCGGTACTCCGCAATACGTCTTTCGGGCGTGTAGTTGGCCTGCTTGTCCTTATAGCGGGATTCCATAAGGAAGTACTGGTCAAGTCGCTCGTTATCCATCTGCCACTCGTCGGCCATGCGTGCAATCTTACCATAAAGGTAACCTGCATCCGGCATAACGTGCAGCGGCTTGTTGGCGTTCTTATCGACAACCGAGCCAGCCATAGCGGCGGCATACTCTGCGACGTAGGCAGCGTAGGCTTTGCTTGCACAGTACTCGATTTCAAGCTCCGGCTTGGCGAAGGACTTGTATGTCGATGTCTTCATGTTTTCCTGAATGAAGGCATCGAATACCTCCTGTTCAGTAAGTTTCTCGATAATAGTCATACCTTAATCTCCTTTAGTTTATGCACACTTTAGGAACTGTACTTGCTGAAATCCAGCGCGTAGTGGTGACGTGAAGTCAGCTTTTCCTTGATGGTGCTGTTGATGGGGTAAGGGAGCGTGTCCTCCTGAATCTCGTAGGCCTGTACTGTGTACGTGATTGACGGGTAAGCGTCCATCTTCGTGCGGCAGTAGTTAAGGCCAAGAATGTTGTCCGTGTTGTCGTCGTTGACAACAGTGTCCTTGTCAACCTTGGCGGCAAGTGCGCCAACGGTCAGCGTATCGTAGTCCGCGTTAGACGTGTCAATAGCGGAAATGGTGCTGCCAGCAACCTTGTCGCCGACGATGAGGGCATGACCCTTCAACACTTTAAGCGACGTTGCGTTAGCGGCTGCATTTGCCTGTGCTACGGCAGTCTTAACAAGCACGGCCTTGTAGCCTGCGCTCGTAAGCTTGGCAGCAACGACGGCACCCTTGGGAAGAAATTCCATTCCCGACGGCAGACAAGTCTTATCAAACTCGATACCGGCAATGCAGCGAACGCAAGACTTAACGTCCCACTGTGCGCCCTGCTGGCTTTCGAATGTTCTTGTTCCGTTTTCCATAATGCTAATGCTTTACTTGGTTGTTGTTTCTACTTTGTTCACCTCTTTGAACATTTCAATCATAGCCTGGTTCTCGCTTTGTGGCGTGCCCTGCTTTGGTGCTTCTACGATTGTTCCACCTGCGAACATTTCCTGCTTAAGCGTGGTGTAGTCCGTTTTGATGTTCTGAACAACCTGCGCAAGGTTTTCCTCCTTGTCAAGCGTGTACTTGTTTCGGAAACTTGCAGGAATATCCTTCAAGTCCTCGTGTTCGGCAAGCAGTTTGGCAAGCCTGTCGGCTTCACGCTGCTGCGTCAGTGGTGCAAGCCCCTGTGCAATACCATCCTTAATCAGCTGCTGAATCTGCTCCGCAGTCAAGCCTTGCGGCTGCTGTTGAGTTTGCTGTTGCTGCTGTTGCTGTGTCTGCTGGGTTTGCTGTTGCTGTTGCGTCTGCTGCTGTTGCTGCTGCTGGGTTTGCTGTTGAGCTTTCGGGTCAATCCAGCCCTCGTACTTCTTTTCAATCTCGCCCTGCTTTCTGTTTCCTACAGACTGCATCATTTCAGCGTAGAACTCTGCTGACTTTACAGCTTCGTTCAATTCATCGTCAGTTGTCTCGTCAGTAAGACCGCCGGCAATGTTGTTAGCAATTTTGTTGAGTTCTTCTGCTTTCAAGCCATACTTCGCGTAAGCATTCTTGACGGCAGCAAGCGCCCGTTCCTTAATTGTCATAGTGCTACGATTTTTTTGTTGTTAGAAAATGAATTTGTCGGCACAAAATTATATAAAAGTAAGTGACTGTGTTTAGTTTTGTATAGTTCTGTGCAAACAACGCGCTCTATTTGTGCAAACAGCACAAAAAAAACGGGCGTAAACGTGGTTTACGTCCGCTGTAAGCAAATTGTAGGCAAATGGCGGGCAAGTTATCGGGCAACGATGTTTTAACGCTGTAAACGCTTTAATTTTGCCCTTATAGCGTCAATGCTACGTGCGTCGCTGTTGCTTAAGCGCATGACATGCAGCCCAAGCCGCCAAATTCCCTGACTTCTGTTCGTGTCCTTGCGCTTCTGCTGCTGTGTCGTGTGGTAGCCGCCGTCAATCTCCACGATGCAGCGCAAGGACGGGATGAACAAGTCAGCAAAGTACGTGCGCCGTCCTGTCTGTATGGGGAACTGCCTAACAGTGTCAGCGTAACCGAGCTTTCGCAGGTTGTCAAACGCTGCTTTTTCTGCATCCGAAGCGTTTGCCAGCAGCTCACAGCGTCTTTGGAAAAGGAACTTGTTTAACTTCATAGCAGTGCAAAGGTACACAAACAAAGTTGTTTGAGCATGTCTTTACTTTTTTTTGAGCAAACACGCTATATATACCTATACTATTCCATAAATACGAATAATAATATAATAATAATCCTTATCCTTAAGACCTTCGTAGGCTCATTCTTGTATATTGCTGATTATCAACGGATAATAGAAAAGGTAGCTCGTTTTTTAACTTTTCGGCGTTTCTCTTAACGCAAAAAGCGCATATATTAACACTTAGTCCTGCACCCGTTTTTGCTTCCAAAAGTGGAAAAGAATGTAAATTTTATATAGGATTACTTAGTATTCTGCTTAAAAAATCTTAATATCGTATAGATTTATATAGTAATTATTAGGTTTATTGATTAAAACTTAATACCTTTGCCTACGTAAACGACAAACAACAGTTTAACAACTTAAAAAGATACGACAATGTTACAGAGTGAATTTACAGACAGGACAAACATCGCAGTAACGAGTGAACTGTATGCGGAAATTGAGCAGCAGTATATGGACTGCGATTTAGACAAGGACACGTTTTGCAGCAGGTTCAAGCGCAAGGGCGGTATGCTGGAGTACACACGCCGCATGGTACGCGAGATTGAAGCTTTGCAAAAGCAGCTTGCAGACGAGAGGGCAAAGCGTGAGCAGGAGCGCATACATGCAGCAAAGGAGCTTGCCGAAGCTTGCACACAGCGCAACGCCTTTGAAAAGGAGCTTGTGAGAATCTACGACATCGAGGGCGACCACAAGGCAATTTGGGCTTTGCACAACAGAATCATTGATAAATATTCAAATAAGTAATAACCGGCAGGGGGTGACACCCCTGCACTAAAAACAGTACGACTATGTTCAAGGAAACAATCAACAACTTTAAGGAGATTTGGCGCGACAAGAAAGAGCGCAAGGAGTTTATCGGCGGCATGTGCTGCGTGATAGCAATGTTCGCAGTAACGTATGTGTGGATGGTGATTGCATACGCAATACAGGGTTAATAACAGCTTAACAAGTACGACAATGGAAATAGGAACGACAATGGTACGGTTTCAGATGCCAAAGGAGCAAATGAGCCAGCAGACGGACAAGGCAGTGCTGCTTGAACTGTTTAAGGTTGAAGCGACGGGCGAGCTTGTCAAGGAATGGGTGCCGCTCTCAAAGATTGAGTTTGAGGAAAGCACGGAAAACAGCGACGTGTACGACGTAATCATGCCCAAGTGGCTTTTCTACAAGAAGGACGTTCTGCCGCTGTACTGCAACGTAAAAAACGAGTTTGTGGTAACTACATACGCAGACAAGTACGAGCTGCTTGCAGCCGCGAGAAAACAGTAAAACAACGACAATTCAGTAATTAACTTTATTCATTAACATTTTTAATTCATACAACTATGAGTACAACAATGATTGAAACGACAAAGGGTGTAAACAACAATCAGTTTTTCAACTTCGAAGAAGCAAAGGTGCAGGCATTGACGCTGGAGCAGCTGGAGCGCACTCACCGCGAGAATGACGTGTACGAGAAGCCGCTGCGTGGCATCTACCACTTCGCACTTATCCACCAGCTGATTGACATGTGCAACGAGATTGGCTACAACGTGGAGCTGTACGACCTGTTTGCAGCTAACAACAAAGACCGTACCCAGCCGGGCGTTGTACGCCTCCCGCAGATTGAGCAGATTAAGGGCGAGCGTGCCATTGAAGCGCATATCCTGCGTAGAGTGTTCGCCAACGTGCGCATTACGGACTTCGATAATCAGGAAACAACGACAAACCTTGCTGTTGCCTACCATCAGAAAGGCATACAGATTGGCTTCGGCCCTAACGTGATGATTTGCCACAACCAATGTATGCTCGGTGCGCAGTACTACGGTGCCACATACGGCGACAAGGGCAAGGGCAAGAACTCCGCTAACAAGTACGAGCTTAACGAGCTGCTGGACGTTGTGAAGTCGTGGCTCGTGGACGCACGCCACATCATCGTTACGGAGCGCGATAAGATTGAGCGCATGAAGAATATCGAGGTGAGTGCTGACAAGCTGCTTGTCATTATCGGAATGCTGACAGCCATCCGCGTTAAGTGTGACAGCACGAACAAGCTCATACACGAACACCGTACATACCCGCTCAACCAGGCACAGATTAACAGCCTTACGGAACGGCTGCTTATCAAGTACGAGGAAACAAAGCACGTGACGCTTTGGAACTTGTACAACGCCGCGACTGACATGTACAAGGTGCAGCAGATGGACACGCCGATGATTATGCCGCAAAACATAGCTTTGGCCGAGCTGCTGGAAGAGCAGTTCCACTTCGGAATGTAAGACACAGTTCACGCAGGCAGCGTACACACGTGCGCTGTCTGCATTTAATAACAACAAAAAAAGAAGAAAGATGGATTTACAAGGTTCAATCGACTTGCTTAAGCTTACCAACGCTTGCGTTGCGACGCTTGGCAAGACAACGAAGAAAAGGTGCGTCGTTATCCCGATAGACGATAACGACCTCTCTGTGAAGAACGAGGACAACAGCACGAAGCCCCGTTCTGTGTACTTGGGCGTGAACGTATGGGAACGGCAGCAGCCCAGCCAATACGGACATACGCACTACATCAAGCAAAGCTTCAGCAAGGCCTACCGGGAAGCGCACACTGAGGACGAAATGAAGAACAAGCCATTCTTTGGCGACATGAAGCCTATACTGCGTCAGAACGGTGCAACGTCGTTTGATGCGCCGGTAGTGGAAATGGAGCAGCAGGAAAAGGACGATTTACCATTCTAAAACTTATACGATATGAGAAGCAGAACAGCACAATGGTTTCAGACCAAAATCAGGTATGAAAAGACGATGGAGGACGGCTTGCAGAAGAAAGTTACGGAGCTGTACACCATCGACGCATTAAGCCACGCGGAAGCGGAGGAACGTATCATAGAGGAAATGAGCCACTACATCAGCGGCGAGTACGAAGTGACAAGCGTAGTTCCTGCGCCCTACAAAGAAGTGTTCTTTAGCGACAGCATGGAAGCTGACCGCTACTTTAAGGCAAAGCTTGCATTCATCACCATCAACGAAAAGACGGAAAAGGAAAAGCGCACAGCCGTAACGTACCTTATCCACGCACAGACGTTTGACGGTGCTGTAAAGGCTATCCACGAAGTGATGGGCGGCACGATGATAGACTACGTTGTCTTAAGCGTTGCCGAAACGAACATCATGGACGTTTTCGAGTACAAGAAGCCCGAAGAAGCAGAGGTATGAGCAATGTTGAAACGTTGAAGAAGCTGCAAGAGCAGTACAATGACCTGCGTAAAAGCAACGCTGTTGGGAGTATTCAGCTCAACAGCGTTGCCGGAACGCTGCTTATTGAAAACCGCAATGTCATTAACACAGTGCTTGACACGCTCATTGCGGAAACACAGAAGCGAATAGAAAAGGAAATGCAGATATGACAGCAGTAAAAGTAACTTTCAAGCAGTCGGGCGACACGCAGTTTTTCAAAAGCTGTGCGGAGCTTTTCAAGCAGCACAGCAGCAAGGAACTTGGCATTTGCTTGGCCGCTTTGTGGAACGCCCTTTCACCCAGCAAGGGAAAGGAACGCTACGAGAACGACAACATAATCATTGAACGAACATCATTTAAGAACTGGCAGTAAGACTATGGCAAGTACGGCAACAAGGCTAAAGAGATACGAGCAACGTGTTAAGCAGGAGGTGGAAAAGCGCAAGAAGCTCTATGCAAAGCAGCTGGAACACACACGGCTTAAGGAACAGGCATTGCAGAAACGCGCAACGGAAACAAGCGAGGAACGCGAGGAACGGCAGACGGCTGTCTCAACGTTCTACAGCGTCACTTTCATCAACGACATCGTAGGCAATGTTGTCGTTGACTTTATTGCAGCAGCAAGGCAGGACAAGGAACTGTACCGCTTTACTGACAAGAAGAATGTTGAGCAGATAGAAAAGGCACGCACGGACTACGAGCAGCGGCTTGAAAGTGCTGCAAAGTATTACGGCTATTACATGTACGACATGATGGACTACGTGGAGGAAAAGACGCGCAACGACGTTTTCTTCTACCGCAACGCAATACAGATGCAGTTTTCAAGGAACAAGCTGCCAAAGTATCAGCTTCTTGCGCTGCTGGAAACAGCACGCTCACTTGCATGGTATGCGTGCCAGCTGTGTGACGCACGCATCAAGCACATTGAGAAGTACGACGACATGGCCTTCAACCTTGCACAGCTACGCATTACCCAGCTGCATAACAAGCTGACAAGCCTTGCAGACAATTGGTACAAGCGTTTTTGTCCCAAGGGCGTGAAGATTGAACTTTACAAGGACATGAACAGCGCAAACGGCGTGCAGATAATAGCAAACAAGGTGGAAAGCGGCGACATGATAGCTGCTGCCATACAGTATGCAGACGAAAACGCAAAACAAAAAGGAGAAACGGAACAATGAAAGCAAGAATCATAAAGACGGGCGAGGTCGTGGACGTGCAGCCAGGCTCGCTTATAGCAATACAACGCGAGGGCGACGATTCATGGAACGGCGAGGAACTGGCCGTCGAAGAAGTGCAAATCATACCTGACGGCTACAACGAAGTGCGCACACGTGCAGCGATTGCAGCGATGCAGGGATTCATAACGACAATGAGCAATGAAAGTGTCATTTGCTCCATAAACAGGAACGCACAGGAAAACAACATGGTTGCGTGCGAATGGGTCGCTGAAACGGCAGTGACTTATGCGGACGCGCTTGTAAACGCATTATTCAATACAAACGGACAACATGAAGCTGATAAAGTACAAAACAAGGGTTGACGCATCAAGCGGTACGTCCCGGCTGCTTACTCCATGCCCATACGGCGAGAAGCACGGCCAAAAAGAGATTGTGAACAAAGTGGGTAGCATACACTGCAAACGGTGCAAGCACTATTTCAGTGAGCCTTTCCTGCACAGTGTTCAATGCAAGGCAGACGAGAGCAATAACGCTTAAATAACAATCAAAAACAAAGTATTATGAGTGACAATCACAAAAGATGCCCGGTTTGCGGAAAGTACGCAAGCAAGGCAATGGTAGAGAAGTACGAAAAGCTTGTTTCCGACAAGGCAATGCTGGAAAACAAGCTGAAAGTGAAAGAGGGGCTTGTGAACTCGCTGAAAGGTGAGATTGCAAAGCAAGCAGAGGAAATTGCAGCCCTGCGTGAAGCAAAGAACGACTTGCTTGCAAAGAACGAGCAGATGCTTAACCGTGGCTTCTTTGCACGCCTGTTTAACGTTAAGCACTAAATGGACGCAAAGGACGTAACAAGCTTCATTACCGTGCTACGCGGAACAGACAAGTTCCTGCGTGACATCTACAGCTTTGGCGGCTGCTACAAGTTCGTCGTGCTGTTGCAGTACGTGTTTGGTCGTGGTGAGCCGTTTATGAACGCAGAGGGCAATCATTGCGCCTGCATGATAGACGGCTCACTATACGACATCGACGGGCTTGTTACGGATGAAGCGGGATGGCACGCTTTCAGCAAGGAGGACTACGAAAAGGCGCAGAAGTGGTCTTTTTCAAAGAACTACATGCTGCAAATAGCAGAGTGTCCGCATTGCGGAGAGCCTATCACGCATCCGAGCATGGACTATAAAATATGTGTGCATGACAATAGAATGTTATAACATCATGTTGCAGGGTACTTCCATTTGCGACACAATGCCGAAAAACCTGCGATTCCGCATACCTAAAAAGCCAAAGTTTAGGAACTTGCGGGAAAAGAAACGCTACGACAATCGTATGCTTAAGCGGCGAAAAGGCAAGCGGTTCACAGCGAAAGTGAACTACTATGACGAAATAAACTCTTTAGACAAAATACGGTTAGGATATGACAAAAAGGGAATTTGAAACGGGCTGTGGCTGCATTTGCTGGCTGCTGGCACTGATAGTTATGCTTATTCTTTGCTTATGAAAGAACGTATCTACATCAGCGGCCCTATAACCGGCCACGACATCTACGAGCGCAGGTCAACATTTGAAACTGTGCAGCACTACTTGGAACACCTGAACGGCTGGAAAGTGTTTAACCCGCTGAAAAACGGACTTCCAGCCGACGCGCACAGGTCGGAACACATGAGGGAGGACTTAAAGCAGCTGCTTAACTGTACCGCTATCTACATGATGAAAGGTTGGGAGAAAAGCGCAGGCTGTCAGCTGGAGTTCAACATGGCTACGCAGATAGGCTTAAGTGTCTTTTTTGAAGGCCAAAAGCATTGGTTCGTGCAGTTTGCAACGGCAAAGTACACAGAGAAATGAGGTACGCACTACGACGGCAGGACAAGCTGAAAGAAGCGTTTGGCGACGCTTTTTTGGCAGAGCTTAACGTGAGCCTTAAACTGTTTTTTGACGCACGCACGCCCGAAGAAGTGCAGCAGGAGCAGCACCCAGCGGAGCCGTACCCGACAATCAACGTGCATTGCTTCGCCGACATCGACACTGTTTATGTGTTATACTGCACGCAGTTGGTGTACGACGTTCAGCACTTGGCATACAAAGAAACATTGAAGAAGTAACAACATGAGCAATTACGACAAGCTTAAGCAAAGGGAGCAAAGCAGAAAGTTCTACGACTACGCCATTGGCATTGACACAGGCACGCACACGGGCATTGCGGTGTACGACATTGCCCAGCGCAAGCTTATACACGTTGACACGGTTAAGCTGCATGTTGCGCTGCTTTACGTGCTGGACTTCATTAAGAAGTGCGAGAGCGAGGGCAGTCACTTTTTCCTGCGTGTGGAAGATGCACGTCAGCGCAATTGGTTCGGCTCACGCTCACAGTACAAGTTGCAGGGTGCTGGCAGCGTCAAGCGTGACAGCGTTATTTGGCAGGACTTCTTGCTGGACTACGGGCTGACATTTGAAATGGTAGCACCGCAACGGCAGCAGGGCTACACAAAGCTTACGCAGTCAGCCTTTACAAATCTCACGGGCTACAAGGGCAGGACATCAGAACACGCACGGGATGCAGCTATGCTTGTATTCGGGTGCAACAGAGTTATTCCATTTTAACAAGTACGACTATGATATTCATAAAAAACGGACATAAGCTTTGGGAAGACATCGAGCGTTATAAACGCATGTTCCCAAACTCATACATAAGCTACGACCAAGTTAAGGCAGAGCTGGAAGAAAACAAGGACATGCCCAATGGTCAAGTGTTTGGCATTTCAGTGGCAAAGGAGTGGCCGGACAAGTGCTACGGCTTTGAAGTTGACAGCGTAACACCCAGTACAACAACTTTCCTGTATTTGGGGCTTTGGAAGTGCTGACAGCCGGCTTTCTTCTTAAAAATCCTTAATATTATATAGTTTTGATTAGTTTTATTAGGTTTTTCGAGAAATAAGATTGACCTTTGCCACACGACAAACATCAGTTTAACTTTTAATTATAGGAGATACGACAATGACAACGACAATTGAAAAGAAGCAGACCCCAAAGGGGAAAAGCTATTGGGAAAACAGCGGTGCTTACAGCAAGGAAAACGACATCCTGTTTAAGCAGCTCGTTCCAGCTTCGGGTGAAGCAGACACAGTGAACGGTGAGCTTGTGCGTGCTGCCAACCGCTTGTACTACGAGTATTGCAACAACGGCAACATGAACGCTTGCGACGTTAAGTATTACGATTGGGACGAGGACGAAGAAGATGGTGAGTACAGCGTCAACGCATACTACAAGAAGATGCTGGACTTCATCCGCGAACACGTTAGCGAAGCAAGCGACCTTTGCGACAAAGTAGAGCAGATTATCCTTGATTCCCACTTTTCCGACAGCGACGAGGACATGCACACTTACGACCTATTCTGCGACGCTGTTATGTACTACGTGCTTACACACGACAATAAGAAAAGAGCTTAATCAGTACGACTATGACAGAGCAAGAACTTAAAAAGTACAAGGTGCAAGTTCCGAAAGGCTTTCCCGTAGCCTTTCGGGACACTCGCATTACGGACGAGTACGGCATCTATGAAACGGGATTGTTTCAGTATCAGGGCATGAAGATTTGCATTAGCATTGACGATGGCAAGTGGCACTTGTCTGTCAGCGCAAAGTACCCGCTTGGCTATGAGCAGCTGAAAAAGGTGCGCTACATGTTCCTGCCAAACGCAATGCACGTTGCGCAGATATTCCCGCCCAGGGAGCAGTTTGTAAACGTTCATACGTGCTGCTGGCACTTATGGGAAATAGACTTTGAGAATGACGGCGACAATGAGTAACAGAACGGACAATATTGTACGTGTTGCAATGTGGCTGCTTATAGTGGCTTGCAGCCTGCAAAGCGTTTACTACCTGCTTCACTTGCAGCTTGCGGAAACGTTGCTTTTCGCGCTGTCAGCAGCACAAAGCTGGTGCAATATTGTCATGCTAAACGAAACAGAATTATGATGATACTTTTCAAAGACGAGCAAGGCAACAGCGTTGGCAGATGGGTCAACGTGGAGTATGCCGACCACGGAACGCCACAAATAGGCGACCATGTTATACTGCACAGCGGCGACTATAACGAGCTTGCGCAGGAGTTTGTAATCAAGTACCGCACGTTTGACGGCACAAAGATGAATGTTGTTTACGCGACGGTCGAAGCAGTAGGAAAGGAGTACAAGGTATGACAGTAAACATCACAATTAAGGCAGAACACGGCGAGCTTAAGCTGGAGGGCTGCACAAAGTCACCACTTGTTGACGCACTGGAAGATGCGCTTAAGAACTTTGACGACTTGCTCGTAGGCAAGCCCAAGAAGATAATAATTGACAACATCAAACAGTAAACGACTATGGCACAACAGAAGATGATTGGCTCTGAAATGTTCATTGAACGCATACAGGAGTTTATCGACAAGCAGATAGCGGAGGATGCAGCGTTTGCGGAAAAGGTGCGCAACACAAAGCGCACTGTGAACGATTGCGCTGCATGGATGATTGAGAAGCTTGCACAGGACTTTCAAAAGACGGGCAAGATGGGCTACGACGACAGCGAGATTTACGGGCTTGCACTGCATTTCTTCGACGAGCCTAACCTAAAGGCAAAGGGCAACTTGAATTTCCAAGGGCTGATAATGAGCAACCGCCCGGCGACAAGGCCATACAATCCGCGTGAGCTTACGGACGAGGAAAAGGCACGCTTGGACGATGCAGCACGTGAGCAGTACAAGAACGAGCAGCTTAACAAGTTTCGTATGCAGGAACAAAAGGAGCGAGAGAAAGAAGAAAAGCGCATTGCAAAGGCAAAGGAACGCCAGCAGCAGCAAGCACAGCAGTATGTTCAACCCTCATTATTTGATATGTAACTATGAATAAAGTCGAACTTTATCAGGAAATGCTCATTGAAGCAATGAAGCGTCGTATTAACGCTGTAACAGACGAGCAAAATGCGCTCAACAACTTAATGGGCGCAAAGATTAGCAACATTTGGAAACACATAGGAAAGAAGCAGTACACAATCGACGGGCGAAAGTTCGTTCCAGCACAAATAAAGTGGTACGAATCTTCATTCCAGCCGTGCTACTGCATTACAATTACATTCCTTTGCGTACCGTCAGAACTTCTTAAGGACAAGAAGCTGACAGACACGGAGCGCAAGAAAATACGCGAATATGAAAAGAGCGTCTTCAACGAATTTTCGTTTGACGTTCAGAAAAGCAATTTGAATGAAGTGCTGTTAGACAAAGTACACAGAGACTTTCATTGGGAGTTGTACAACTGCCGCAACAAAATACAAGTTTGTGAAATCAGGGAATGGAAATACGACTTGGAGGACATAACGTCAGACAGCTTTGTTAGAAACGGAATGACGATGGATAGTCAATTTCTTTGGTAGCTATGACACCACACACTAAAGCACAGAAAGAAGTCGTGCAGTTGGCAACCCAGCTGCACGACTTGACAAAGGCAGAAAGAGTTTGGGCGTTGAAAAACGTGCCTTACTTCATAGGACACGCAAGCCGTGGTACTGTCACTTGTATGCACTGCGGACACACGTTTGACTACAAGGGCAAGGAAACGCAACGCTGCCCTCACTGCAAGCGCACGCTGCATATTACAGAGACGCGCAAGGAATCAGCACGCGACGTTGAGTGCTTTGTGCTTATCGACGCAATAGACAGATGGCAGGTTATGCGCTACTTCCACGTAGTGACAGAGTGCTTGAAGTCGGGAAAGCAGGGAAAAACGCGCATTTCGGAGATTATGCAACGCTGGATAGGCTCAAAGGGCGAGTACGTTATACTTGCGAAGACGCGCAACATCTGCTTCTATAACGCATCGTGGAACTATGACAGCGAAATGTTGTGCCGGCAGATACCCGACAAGTATTACTGCAACGGCATTGACAGGGAGGGCTATTGCGACATGCTTGTACGTAAGTGGCATCCTGCACTGCAACACGTGCCATACGACAAGGACGTGTGCAAGCTGGATATTTTCACGTACATGCGTGCTATGATGTCAAGCCCATACGCCGAAACGCTGTTTAAGATGGGCAGGATGAAGCTTTTCCGAAAGTGTGCAGAAGAAAACTATTTCAGCAACAGCGAAATCGTTGCAGCCATACGAATTGCGCTTAAGAACAAGTACGACATTGAGAAGGACATGAGCATTTGGCTTGACATGGTTTGCGTGCTCTACAAGTTGAAAAAGGACTTGCACAGCCCGGCCTACGTCTGCCCGAAGAATCTGCATGAGGCACACGACAAGTATTTCAACCGCTGGCACAGGATTGAGGACGAGAAGCAGCGCAAGCTCGACGCAAAGCGGATGCTGCAAAAGCTGCTGCAATCAAAGAAGCAAAACGAAGCGTACATCAAGCGTATGCAGCCGTTCTTTGGGCTGCTTCTCAAAGAGGGCAACTTGCAGATACACGTTCTTAAGGACGTGGAGGAATTTGCAACGGAAGCGTCTGTAATGGGGCATTGCGTGTTTCAGAATGAGTATTACAACCGCCCAAGCTCGCTTATCATGTCGGCACAGGTCAACGGCAAGCGTACTGAAACAGTGGAAGTGTCACTGCAAAGCTTCACAATACAACAGTCACGAGGGCATAAGAACTTGCCGACAAAGTTTCACAAGCAGATAGTGTCACTCGTAAACAGGAACATGAATCTTATCAGACAAGCAGCAAGCGCAGGTTAGTCACCCCTGCGCTTGTAGTTCTTTTTTGCGTGCGTCGTAGATGTGCCTGGCACGCTGTACTCTTTCGCTTTCTTCAAACTCGACATATTCAAGCTTTGTGCCAGTGCGCTTGTACTGCTGCAAAGCTTGCTCTATTATAACATCACGCAAAACTTTGTCTGAAGCCCATGCTGCCATGCGGATAGCTTCAATGTACTGCATCTTTATCATAAGTCCACGCCCCCGGCAATGCCAATATACGTTTTTCCATTGATTTCAAGCTGCTGTACGCCGCTATTTGCATCGAGCCGATAAACTGTCAGGCTCTCCGTTTTTCCGTCGCTGTACGTAAGCGTAACGCTTGGAGCGTTGACTGTGTAGGTGTACTGCTGTACGCTGGAGCTGCCAACGTTCTTTGCGCCCGTCAGTTCGCTGCCAATGCGAAAGAACGAGTAAGACGTGCTGCTGTCACTCCACCGCTGGACTGAAACAAGGTAGTCAACGGTGACGGGCAACTTCTTTACGCCCGTGTCCTCGTCGCTGTCACTGCTGCAAGCAAATAGCGACACAATTAAAGTACATGCAAGAAGTATCTTTTTCATGCAGATTGTTTGTAGTTGGGTTTGAGTGATTCCATTATCTCCGAAAGCTGTGCTTGCGCAAACACGCATTCATCACTTGCAACGTCAAACGCTGCTGCACAGCTGTCATGTGCTTTGAGTAACGCACGCGCATTACTGCGTATGCCAGCGATTAGGCGCAACGTCTGATAATCGAACTTGACGCTTACATCGTCAGGGAACGTGCTGCTGTTAGAACTTACTTTGGGCTGTGCCATTCGCAGGACATGAGCTGCTGCCTGGCAATAGTTGGCAAGCTGGATGCTGAAATCTTTGTGCAACAGCATTGCTTCACGCAAATTCATTTTGTTATAGTCCATGCTGTCAAAGTTTAATTACAGCTGCAAAGGTAACACTTTCAGCCGGAAAAACGCACACGTTCACATAAATTAAGGTGGAAAGAAAACTTAATAACTATACGAAACTAAACATTTCTTGTTAAAAATCCGAAATATACTAAATAAAATATAGAAATTATTAGGTTTTTAGAGTTTTTCTTACGACCTTTGCCATACAGTTTAACAAAAAGAGATACGACAATGAAAAAGAATTTTAAGAACATCGACGAGGAACTGAACGCTTACAGCGCATTCCTTGATGAAAGTGAGTACGGCAAGACTGTCAAGCAGATACGTGAAGCTTGCAAGGACTATTTCTACACGTACACGGGTGAGCTCGGCATGGAAAGCAGCGAACTTACGGACTACGGAACAATGTACAGCTGGGGATTCAACGGCAACGAGCTTCGCTTTGCCGAAAACTTGCTGCACTACCTCGCAAACTTCGACATCGTGCTACAGGTCGGCAAGAACGCAGACGAGCGCAACAGCAACCACAACGACGTTGCAAAGCTGCTTAACAAGCTCATTAAGCTGGGCAACGAGATTGAAGCAAGGAGTGAAGCGCAAACGAAGCTCCGCTATGCAGTACACTGTGACTTGGACGTAATGGTAGAGGGCGGCTACACACAGCAGCAGTGCTTGGATTGGTTCGCCGGTAAGGATGCAGCAGAGGTTTACGAGCTTAAGGACGGCAAGGACGTTAAGGCTGATGAAGTGCTGCTGGACGTTGTGAAGGAACTTTTACCCATGCACTTCGAAGGAACTGCCATAAAATAATATATAAGTTGAACACCGGGAGCAGCAACACGGCTGCTCCCACAAAGCAAGAAAGGAAACGACAATGCCACAACAGTACGACATTAAGGTTTGGCAGCAGATGCTTACAGACGTAAAGGCTGCTAACACAAAGATGCGCCAGCGCATCGACAGCAAGGCACAGACGGGCTACGTAGTAATCAGCAACACTTTCGACCATTGCGTTTGCAGCGACGAAAACCGCTGTGCAACGGTGCAGGTTGTCGCTTGCAGTACAGAGCCAGTTATCATGCCGAAAAGCAACGCAGAGCGCATTGCTAACACGTTCAAAGCATATTGTGGAGTATCAGAGCAACGGCGCATTTGTTGGCAGGTTATGAATGTGCTGGAATACTACAGGCGGCTTGTCACGCGCAACGAGCGCATGATTGAGATATTGGAAGAAGCACTTGGAAACAAGAGTTTAGTTACAGCTTAACACAGTACGGCATTATGGAAAAGAAATCACTTTACATCGAGTACAAATCACAGCGCAAGCGTGCCAACGACTGCGCTGTGAGAGCACTGATGAAGCTCCTTACGTTGAGTTGGGTAGAAGCTTACAACGAGCTTTGCAGTGCCGGGCGTACAGTAATGCGTATGCCCGACGAGATAGATTCTATTCGCGTAGCAATAGAAAGCTTCGGCTTCAAAAAAGTGTCAATACCCGTGACGAAAGGCTGCAAGCGGCCAACAGTTGAAAGCTTTGCAGCGGAGCACCCACAGGGGCGTTACTTGCTTAACGTTGCCCAACACGTTGTAGCCTGCGTTGACGGGCACTATTACGATAGTTGGGATTGCGGAGAAAAGTGTGTCTATAACTATTGGGAGGGCGAATAATGGAAAAGGCAAAAAGAGTGTTCTTTGTGTATAACGATTGCAGCCCTGACAGGAAAGAGCATAGGGTTGAATTAACGAAAGAACTCATGTCCGAATGGGGCTACAAGGACATAAATCACATGAAACGAAACATGATGGGCTGGATAGGCTTAAACAAACATTTTGAAGTTGAAGAACAATAAAAAAACATTACAACAATGAAAAAGATTTCAGAGTTAAAAGTGGGTGACAGCGTTACTTGTTACGAGCCATATAGTAACAACATTAAGAACGCTTACGAAGCAAAGGTTACAAAGGTTGGCAGAAAGTACATCACTGTGTGGCATAGTACACACTTTGACAAGGACACGGGACACGGCGAAAACGGCTATCAGCTTTTCGTTGGAAATTTTGACGAGTTTGAAGCATGGTTTGCGTTGAAGCCAACGCGCATGAAGCAACGAAGCAATATAGAATCCATGATTAGGGAGCTTGACGTGCCGGAACTGACAAAGATTATTAACTTCATACAACGTTTGGAGAATGAAACAGAGTAGCACAACGTACCCTACACGCATTGCGGCAATGGTACGGCAGTTTGAGTCAATCGACGCACAGCCGAAAATCAGCACAGAGCAGCTTTCAATACACATGGAGCAGCCCTGCGGATGCAACCTTACGGAACACTTCAACTGTCCTACGGAGGACTTAAATCAGCGTTATTACGTAGAACTGTGCGAGAAGCACAAATTAGAGCTTTAACAACATGCAAGAAGTAACAAACATCAAACAGTCAAACCGTCTGCTGTCAATAATAGGCAGCGACAGGACAGCCGACTTTTGGCGCACGCCCAAGGTTGGCGGGTACATTATCAGCACGGAGAAAAAGGTCAACAGCACGCCCGCATGGAGCGTGACGGCACTCATGGATATGCTGGATGAACATTTCGACGAGGAAAACGGCACTGCGATACCCCTCATAAACCCGCTCGAAAACTATGTGTACTTTGATGCAAACGGATTTCTCGTTGAGGAATTTTCGCGTAGCACGCTGCTTATAGACAACTTGATTGACGCAATAGAATGGCAGAATAAAAATGGATAAGAGAGTATTCAGGGCGTTGCAGCACGACAACCTTTTCAGCGACGATGTTAGCCCGGTGGAGTTCACAAAGTCTAACCGCAAGTACAAGCTTGCTGGATGGGGAAAGGTCGTAAGCGGCGAGATACACAACGACATCTATCTGTGGAGCTTCAAAAAGAGCAAGCTGCCCATTGTGGACGCAGAAATTGAAACTGTTGTGGGTGAGCGTGTGAAGCTCATGCGCATTGGCAGGACATCAAAGTACGTAGAGCGTGCAAAGCGTCTTTACTCGGAGGAATTGGGCTATGTGGCGTACTGACACAAAAAAGCCCCCGCGTCAGTACGACAAACACGCAGGGGCTACGACATTTCAGTTTAACTTTGCGTAAAACTGTACGAGCAAGGCACAGAAATACAACAATGTCGGTGCAAAGGTATGAAATTTTGGTGGTAAACCGATACAACTTCGACAAAAAATGAGTAATTTTGCGAAAAATTTGAATTAACAAGGACATTTTAAGACATTTCAGAGGTATGTTAGGAGCAATTATCGGCGACATTGTAGGGTCGCGTTTCGAATTTCACAACACAGACAAGTACAACTTTGGAAAGCTGTTCACAAAGCAGTGCGACTTTACGGACGACACAATTTGCACTGTGGCAATAGCACACGCAATACTTAAGGCTGACTACAACTACAAGGACGCGCTGCTGTATTGGTGCAGAAAGTACCCTAACCCGATGGGCAGTTACGGCGGCAGCTTTGCACGCTGGATAAACAGCGAAGACCCACAACCGTACAACAGCTTCGGTAACGGTGCTGCAATGCGTGTCAGCCCTGTTGCGTTTACATGGAGCACGTCGGCAGACGTTATACGCGAAGCGATAGCAACAGCAAGCGTGTCACACAATCACCCGGAGGGCATTAAGGGAGCAATGGCAACTGCACTTGCAACGTTTGCGCTGCGCAAGAGCCATAACAAGGAAACTGCGATACGCATAGAACAGCTTTTCTACGACTTGAACGCTAAATATACACGCGGACGCTTTGACGAGACTTGTCAGGGAACTGTACCCGTTGCGCTTCGCATCATTTCAGAGAGCTGCGACTTTGAGGACGCTATAAGAATGGCAATGGCCTGGGGCGGCGACAGTGACACGTTGGGCGCAATAGTAGGCGGCATGGCAGAAGCTTTGTACGGCATACCCAGCGACATTAAAGCTGCTGCAATGGAGTACCTGCCAGCAGATATGAGGATAGTTATTAGAGAGTTTTACGACGCTTTTGTGCATGAATAAAGTACTGTACATCTATCTTACGGGCGTGCTGCTTGCATTCATATTGCTTGCAGCTGGTATTGAAAGGCTTTACAAGAAAGGCACGTTCCTGTTTGTTCCTAAAGAAGCTGCATGGCTTCTCTCGTCGCTGTCTTGGGTGCTTGTAGCTATCCTTGCATGGGGCTGGCTGCTGGACTTTCTTACTTACATCTACGTGTACATTATATTCAAGTATAAAGTATGGCAAAACAAAAAGAATGACACAACATGACAAACGAGGAAAGGAAAGAACTTGCTGTAAAGGCCGCGCAAGACGCGGGCTTTGAATCAGCAGCTTACATTGGAACGCAGGACGGCAAGCACATATACGTCGGCGTTGCAAAGGGTGGCGAGCCTACGGGCTTGCCCATGTTCGTTGAAGTAAGCGCAAGCGGAGCTGTAAACACAGAATACAGCTTCAAGTATATGCACCTTATAAAAGAATAAGTATGATTGAGATTGAACATGTTACACTTGAAGATTTAATAAAAGTCTGCAAGTACTACAAAGGAGAATTGGAATGTCCAAAATCGTGCAAAAGTGATATGTTTTGGCGCTATGAATTTAAGTGGGTAATGCTACGCATGGACGAGGACAGCGACCTGCTGCACGATTATTTGAACGACTACGACAACGCAGGGCTGCTTGACTTCGAGCAGAACGACGGCACGCCCGCAACGCTGAAAGCCCTGCTGTTTAACCGCTTCTGCTATTGGAGCAGCGGCACGATGCTTGATTGCGTCGAGCCGTTCAAAGAGTTCTACACGAATGAGTACATTAAGAAAGCTGCCCGGCGTTGAGCAGCTTTCTTTTGTTTAGTACGGATAAGGATAACCGCCTACATACGGGAATGGGAACGGGCTTTGGTCAACTATTTCAACGTCGATATACCATTTGCCGCCGTTCTTTTCTACTTTAGTCACGCGATACGTTGTGCCACGCTGGAACAGTATTTCGGACTCATAGCCAAATGCAGCTTGCGGAGAAATACCGTCCCATGATGCGCCGGCACCCCTGCCAAACGCACTGAACGGCTCACAGTACATTCCTTTCGTGCCACGCGGAGCGTAGATGTTGAAGATAACGGGCTTGCTGTCAAAGCCCTTGCCCTTTGCAACGCCAGCACTCCAATATGCGCCCTCCGTTCCTGTCTTGCCGACAAGCGCGTAAATGTCAGCGTCGCTTGCAGTGGCATAGTTAGTAAGGCCGAACTTCTTAAGTCCGACTTTATCATCACCTCTTTGCAGCCACATGTCGAAGTCGTATGTTGACTTGTCGATAATGCTTTCAATGAGCGGGATGCGCGTAAGTCCACGCTTTGCCTTTGCAGCAGGGCCGTAATAAGTAAGGCCACGCAACGGCTCGTTGATGTTGTGGTATTCTTCGGTGTAGCCGTAAATTGCATCACGTTCCTTTTGTGAAGCGTTACGCCACACCTCGCCACTCTTCGGACGCAGTTTGTCGTCGGCTTCTTTTGTGTCCTTCGCCCACATAGCGAGGTCTTTTCTTCCCCTGCTGTAGGCATCCGTCAAGTCCTCCCCCAGCGACTTAAGCTTTAGGCGCACAGTGTTGATGTCGCCTTTTTGGACTGCAAGCAGAATGTCATTGTATGCGTACCGCTCAACATCTGTAAGCCCAAGACCGCCCTTTTGCCAAAGCGTAAGCCGCTTGTCTGCAAGCTGCCCGGCCATCTGCATAAGCTCCGTGTCCGTAATTACGCCGCCCAGCTTTGAGGACGTTGTGGAAGTCGAAGCAGCACCGCCTTTCTTCTTGTTTCGGTATTTCGCTGAAGCTTCCAAGCTCTTTTTGTACTTCTCTGCATCCTTGACTGCTTGCTGTGCCAAAGCAAGGTCGTCTTTGAGTGACAGCAATGCTTCGATGTTGTCAATGTGCTGCTGGTACTTCGGGCTGGCAGTCGTAAACGCCTTAAGCTGGTTGTACTGCTGCATGACAACCTGCCAATCCATGTTAAGCTTGGCTTCTTTGTACAGCTTGATATATGCCTCCTGCGAGATTTTCCACGTGTTCGGGAACTTCTGCTGTATGCCGTTCATGTTCGCGCCGAGGAAATCGTAGGCTTCAAAGCTGTATTTCTTCATCTGACCTGCGTAGTCGCTTGTATGCGAAAGTACATACTGCACCTTCTTATCTACAGCATCTTCTACTGCTTGCAGGTCAGCAAGTGACACATCTTTCAAGTGAGCCTTTGCATCCTGCACGTACTTGAACGACTTAACGGCCTTGTTGATACCTGCAATTTGCTGTGCAAGCTGTTTTGTAAGCTGCTGTGCGTCGTTTAGGCGGTAAGTGAGTAGTTTATCCTGCAAGTCAGAAATAAGCGGTTGTAGCTCCTTGTAGCCGTGTTTTTGAGCGGCTGCAATAACATTCTTCGCAGTGTTGAACTTAAGGGCGTTCTGTTTCCTGCGCTCGTTCCATGCGTTTTGTATGGCTTTTGCGTCGCGTGCTGCGTGACGCTGCTCACGTGCAAGCTGTATCGGGTCAACAAATTCGGACTTCTTCACAATCTTTGACAGCGTGCTTACGTTGACATGCAGATTGTCGATGCGGAAGAACTCATAGCCGTACTTGGGCGACACGTTGCTGCTGTACTCCTTGAAAGCTTCCAGCGTGTCGAAGCGTTTGTTGTTCTGCGGGTCGTAGAAGTAGCCCTTGCCGTTTTCCTTGACGTAGTTGAACGTGTGGCCGCTCTTTGCGCCTTTCCACGTAACGCCAATCTGATACACGCCGTCAGGCTGCTTTTGCAGCCAGCCGTACATAACGCTGACTTTCGTGCTTTTCTGAATGTCAGCCATGCGTAAAGGCGTGCCGTCGGTTTTCTTCCAAACGTCGAGGTAGCCTTTTGTAAGTATCTTCTTGTATATAGTGCCGTCGTTGCCCTTTGCTTCGATGTTGAAGCCAAAGCGACGTAGCATGTAAACGGGTGCCGTCGTTTGGCAGTTGATGGAATAGTCCTTCTTCCACTTTGGATTGAGTACAAGCTTTCCCTGCGCGTTGCGCACGTACTTTTCCCTATACTGCGGGTTGACGTGCCTGGTATTCGCCTGTTCGTGTGTCATTGGGCGACCCTTTGCAATGCCAATCTCGCGTGCAAGCTGCTTAAGGTTGCGCTTAAGCTCGTCGGAGAATCCAGCCCAAACAAGCTCGTCCCACTTCTTCTGTATCTCAACGCCACGCATAGCCTTTGCGTATGCTTGCTGCACAGCGTAGATGTCGCCTTGCTTGATTGCGCTGTACAGAGCGTTAAGCCGTCCTGTGAGTGCCGTTCCTGCGTCAATGTCAGCGTTGCTAATTGCACGCTGCACACGCTCCAGCTGGTATCTGTTCCAACGCTCCTGCACTGCTGCATCGTCACGCTTTGCATGACGCGCTTCAATGGCCATCCTGCGCCTACGCTCGTCCCAACGACGCTGAATGTCTGCCTTTTCTGCTTCCGTTTTCACATGCTTGGGCTGCACGTACACGCCCATCTTCTGCTGCTCGTCCTTATTGAACTCAAAGCGCCAATACTTGGGGTTGTCACGGAAAACGTATGCAAGCGTGCCGCGCTCACCGGCAGCGAGTATCTTGTCACGGTTACGATGCACATACTCCTTGAAAGCGTCAGGCACTTGCGTAACGGCATTAGGGCTGACATAGTTTGAAATGTCCTCGCCTTTCTGCTTGCGCCTGATTATCTCGTCACGCTCCTGCTTGCTGCACAGCACGGGCGCACTGGCACACATGCACTGCGGATGAAAGCCCGCAAAGTCAAAGTCCTTCGGGTACACGCCCCAAAGCTCGTCGCAAATGTCGGGCTTCGGGTGCTGCGGACTGCCCCAAATGCGTATGCCAAGCACAAACGGCTCACTGCGCCAGCGTGCGTTGTTGCCGTAGTGGTACGACATGTTGATTTCGCTGCGCATGAGCCTGAATGAGTTTTTGTAGCTGCTTCTGTAAACGCCCTGTCCGACTTCTTCCAGCGGTGCAACGACAAAGCGCACGTTGCCGTCCTCGTCAATGACGCGCTTGTGCCAAACTGCAACGTCCTTCTTCTTTCCTCCCGTCGTAATAACGGTGTGGTGATAGCGTCGATACATCATGTCCGGCTCTTTGAGCTGGTCGCGCACACGCAGGGAAAGCTCCGCTGCACTCGTACCCTTTGAAAGCCCGTCCTTAATGACGTTGCTCATTGCAATCTCAAACTCGCTTTTCGTCTGCTGTGCGTAGTTCCAAATGTTCTGCGAAAGGTTAAGCCCCTGTGGGTTGTTCATGCGCCTGGCAGTGAAAGCGTTTATAGCCATCCTGCGCACGCGCTCAATGGCTGAATCGTTGAGTATGGTGTAGCCGTGCAGGTTCTTTGCATCCTGCCCGAAAGCAAGCGCAACGCCCGACGCGATGCCCTGTTTCGTCAGTAGTAAGTTGTCCTGCACGTACTGATTGAAGATGTCACGCAGTCTGTACTGAAGCTCGGGGAAATTGTCAAACATAAACAGCGGGTTATCTGCAAGCTTTTCATCCACGCTTATGCCAAGCTCCGAAAGTTCCTTGATGAACTTTGCGTAAAGCTTGCCCAAACGCTTGTTATATGCTCCGAAAAGCATTGTCAGTTCCTCTTGCTGCTGCTTGTTTGATGCCATTTTTCGACGTTTTTGCGACTTTTTTATTTTTTCATTTTTTGCGCTATATAATAGTTATACTATACAGTAGGATATAATAATATAATTATATATATTTATCCTTATCCTTAAGACCTTGCTTGGGGCTTAATCGTAAGTTGCTGATAATCAACACTTAAAAAACGCGCTAAACACCCTTTTAACGTTTGTTGACTTTAATGAAAGGTATTTTTACGTTTTAGCCCCTTATTTTAACACGTGCTTAACTAAAAACAGCCGTTTTTCAGCAGTAACAGGCTTTGTTAAGAGTTTTAACACGGTTTTAACTAAAAAAGCGCACTTGAAGCACCGAAAAACTAAATATCCGTTAATTGGTACGGTTAATTTTTGTAAATCAGCCTGCAACCGCGCTTTTTGGAAAGAGAGTATAAAGTGTGGGAAATATCATCGTCCTATTATGCACCCTCATTGAAAGCGTCACCTGCGCCGAATATCTCGCGTTGCTCCTTTGCAGCTTCTTCTTTTTCCTTTTTGAGCTGCTGGATAGTCTGCTCCGGGTTGTCAACTTTAGGATTCTTATGCACAGCTTCTTCTTGCGACATCGTAGGCTTGCCGCCCGTGGAAAGATTGATGATTTCGATTTCCTCTTTCTCGTTCTTTGGCAAGTACGGGTTGAAGATGGGCTTGCAGAAAGTAGCTTCCACAACAGACGCGCCCACGCCGTCACGCTGCGCACAGCCGCCCTTAACGACGTTGAAGCGACGCTCGAAGTTCTCACCGAAAAGCTCCTGCTTGTCGTCAGCCTTCATAAACGGGTCTGTAAACATAAGGTTGATGGCTACGCCGCTTGTGTTGCTGCCAATCTCCTTCATGCTCTTAAAGCTGATGTCGGGTGTCTGCGTATAGCTGAATATGATGTTGAAAAGCTCCGCAAGCTCGCCTTTCATGCTTTCGGGGCTGTTGTCCCAAGAAAGCACCTTCATGTCCGTTTCGTTGCCCTCGCCTTGGTACACCTTGCCCTGCTCACCCTTTTCGGCAAAGCCCTTAAGCTTTCCCTTGAAGAAGTACGACGGTGAGCCAAAGTAGTCGTTGGTGTCACCCCAGTTTGAAAGCAGCGTATCTACACGGTCACATGCTGGCTGCACATCGTCCCACTCCGTTTTTTCCTGCCTGTAGTAGATAACGGGCATACGGTCGAAGCCGTGAGGGATGGGTGCCAAGTCCTTTGCGTAGAGCTGTGCGCCGTTTGCGTCCGTCTCAAAGCGGTAAACGAAAAGCTTTGTGTAAACGTCGAAGTGCGTAATGTACTGACCGTTCAAGTCCATTGTACGGTAGCCACGCCCGAAGCCGTCCATGCGCCCGTAATCGTCGAAGTGTGGCAGCAGCAAGTCGCCGCGTGACGGGCTTAACAGCTGCACGCGCATTTCTCCCGACGTTGGCTTGCCGTTCTCGTCAGGCACAAAGTACCAAAGCTCTGCTGCTTCACGCTCACGGAACACTGCACGGGCAAGCTTCTTGTCAAAGTACGGCATCTTGTTCTGCTCGTACACAGTCATAACGCTGTCAAACAGCTTTTGCGAGGAATCAGCCGTATTGTCGCCCTTAAGCTGGTACGTCGCGGGCTTGCCCAGCAGGAAACCGGCTGTGCGCTCAACGAGAAGCTTCTGTATGGGAACAGCGACACGGCACACTTCCACGTACTTGATTTTGTAGATGGGGTTGCCGTCCGCGTCGAACTTGTCCGTCTTTACCTTTACTTGCTTGCGCTTGCGCTTTGTGCGGTCAAAGACTGCGTGCCTGTAAACGTTGTATTCCGCTTCCGTTTCCGTGAAGGACTTTGAAAAGCGGGGTTTGCACATGGTAAGCGAATCACGTACCTGCTCACCTGATGGAAGTTCCAAAACTTGCGCTATTGTACTCATATCTTATAATATATCTGCCAATCCTTGCGCATCTAAACCGTCGCCGTTCTGTCCGAGTACTTCTTCAAGTATCACGTAGCGTATGGCATCGATGCAATTATGTACGAGCAGGCCGTTAGCAAAGTATTCGTGCTGGCCGCTTACTTCCAAGTCAAAGACTTGGGCTTCGCCCGCGTCAGCTGCAAAGATACTCTTTATTTTCCTGCTTGTTTGCTCATTGCCGCAACTTTGTGTAAACACCTCGTCGCCTGCGTGCAAACATCCTATTTTTTGCCACTTGTCTTTCGTTTTAACAAGGTGTTCGGGTGTCGCCCGAATGTCTATCTGCCCATCGTCGAAAACGAGCGTAAAACGCTTTATTTTGCGCTTCCCGTTCTTCCACAGCTTCGTAACGCGCCTGTAGCCCTTGCTCGTCAGCACTAAATCGTCAGTCGTTATGTTCGCTATGCGCTTGCTGCCCATCGACGTGGTAATCATCGTGTCGGCAGTGAAGCAGTGGTTGAAAGCGTCAACGGGTTCGTTGAGCCACTTTCCGTTTTTGTCTTTTCTGTACACGTAGGACTTAAGTTCTTTTATGAGGTTCGTACTTCTACGGGTAACGACAAGCTTGTACTGCTGCATCTTCTGCAATCCTGCACGCACACTGCCCGAATACTTTTTCACGCCGTGTATGTCAATGCCCGTGTTGTATATTTCGTCTATTTCTCGCGGTTCGCTGCTGTCTGCCCACACTTTGGGTTGCCAATGCTGCTGCTGTTTGAGTTCCTCCACGATGTCATTCGTACCCATCTGCGTGCGATAGCAAAGCTCGTCCAAGTATATAGTGTTGCCAACAATGCTGACAAGCACGATGGCGGTAGGGTCGTTTGTGTAGCCAAAGTCCAAGCCCAAGAAACGGTGCTTGCGTGCCTGGGGCGGCAGCTCGTCCACGACTTCGTATGTTTTGAATATGCGGCCCTCGATGATTGCACGCTGCCCAAGGCCGTACACCTGCCAAAGCGACGGCGAAGTTTCTTTCAGTTCCTCGATGCTGTCAATGACTTGCTGCTCCAAGAAAGGGTTGTCCTTGTACGTGCTGATGAAGAAGAATGTGCGTGCGCTGCTGTTTACTTTCTCTACAATCCAGTGTTCATCGTCAAAGGACGGGTTGTAGTCAATGAGCGTGAACAGCGTAGTACGTAGCTTAAGCTGCGTCCACTCGTCAAAGGTCAGCTCGTTAGCCTCGTTGACGTACAGAATCATGCGCTTTCGTCCACGCAGTCGCTGGTCGTCAGTCGCAGGAAAGAACTCTATCCATGAGCCGTTAGGGAACGTGTATATTAAGTCCGTCTTGTTCATGCACTTGGGATTCCATTGCCCCATGCGCTTCATTATTTCCTCAAAGTCACGGTACACAGTTCCCTTTAGCGCCGGGCGCGTGCCACGCACGATAGCTACGGTTGTACCCGCATACGTCAGACAGCGCACGATTAGCCAAATGACGATTGTGTACGTCTTGCTGCTTCGTGCGCTACCCTGTGCCGACACAGTGCTGTAACCTGCATCAAATGCACTCTGTATTACGTTATATACACGGGAAACCTGTATCTTCATGCTTTGTTGTATAACCATTTTCGTGAGCGCACGAAAATGATAGCGGACTGTTATTCATCCGTGCGCTCGTCAACCTGCATACGGCTGTCTATCACTTCAATTGTCAGCGGCTCGTTCTTAATCTTCTCACCGCCCGAAGTAATGTCAAGCTTCTGCCCGACCTTGCCCAGCGCACGGTCAATCATGCGCTCCGCAATGTCGAAGCCCTTGCCGCCAAGCACGTTTCTCGCAACGACACGTATAAGCATGGGCTGCTCAACGTCCGCGATTATCTGTTTCAGCTTCCCCTCGTCAAGCGTAAGGACGTACAAGTACGACTTTGCAATGTCCTCCTGCTTGGGTATTTTGTAGCCCTCCTTTTTCAGCGTGTCACACACGCTCTTTATGCTCAAAGGCTTGCGTCCCTGCGGGTTGCCGCTCACTCCCTTTTGGAAACGGTACGGGCGTATGTTCTCAATTTTGCGTTGAGTGAGTTCGTCGTGTTCCTTTTCCATAAATGTTCCTGTTTTGTTCCTGTTTTTTCTTAACGCTCATTGACATAGCTGACTGCACAGCTTTTGCGCTTGCTCTTGTCCGCTTCGTCCTTGAACTGTGCGTAAACGTCCATAAAGTTGTTAAGCTGCCGCTCGACAAGCAGCCTTGCGCTTAATGCGATAAACGCAGGGTACTTGTCTTGCGTCAACTCTTTGAGCTTTTCGTAGGGCTGCTCCAAGAGGTACTGCATAATGAGCACCTTGTCCTTTGCTGGCAGCATTTCGCGGAACTTGACATCAAGCTCCTTTTCAAGCTCACACCTCACACGCTTTATTCTCTCTTTCCTTGTAGCCATTACTCCGAATTGTTAATCAGGTTCATAAACTCGCTGCGTACTGCTGCATCCGTTTTGAACAGCCCGGTAAGGCAGGAGCTTGACATGATGCCCTTTTTCCTTGCGCCGCGAATCTCCTTGCACGTGTGATGTGCTTTCATCACGCACGCAATGCCCAGCGGTGCGTATTCATCGTCCAAGCCCTCTGTCAGCGCACTTTCAATCATGTTTACGATGTCATGCACCAAACGCTCCTGTATCTGCATACGTGCCGCGCAATAGTCCACGACACGCGCAATCTTGCTTAAGCCGAGTATCTTTCCCTTTGGATGGGGAATGTAGGCAAAGTAGTACTTGCCCATGAAAGGCAGCACATGATGCTCACACATGCTGGCAAAGTCGCCCGTGTCAGTAACCATTTGGTCACAGCGCAAGCCGTCCGTGCCATTGTCAAACACAGTGATTTTGGGCTTCTTCTTCGGGTCGTAGCCCCGGAACAGTTCTTCCCACATGCGCACAATGCGCTCGGGCGTTCCTTTCAGCCCCTCACGGTTAGGGTCTTCACCCACATACTCCAGCAGCTCGCGCACGTGCTGCTCTGCTTCGTTCCTTGACAGCTTCATAGCTCGTTGATGTCGATTTCGTAGGTAGCAATGTTGTTTTCACTCTCCTGCACGTCTGCACGGTAGCACTGCGGAATAAGGTCAACAATCCAGCGTGCAATGTTTTCAGCCGTCGGGTTGAACGGCAGAATCTCATTGAGGTTTCCGTGGTCGAGCTTGCCGTGAATGGCACGCTTGATAAGGGCAAAGTCAGCAACCATGCCGTCCGCGTTCAACTCCTTTGCAGCACAGTACACCGTCACTTTCCAATTATGGCCGTGCAGTCCTGCACACTTGCTTGGGTAAGACAGCTGCAAGTGATGGCAAGCAGCAATCTCCATTGTTTTTTGAACTCTGTACATCTTTTTACTTGTTAGAGGTTATACAATACTTCATAATTACTTAACAATTACTTGCTAATTCGTGCAAAACTTGCAAGGTTACACGCCCCGCTTGTTTGCGTCCCAAATGAACTTGTGAATTTGCAGCTGCATCTTCACGCCGTTCAGCTTGTTTTCAATGAGGTAGTCCGCAATGTCCTTTGGCTCTATGCTTCCGAAGCACGGGCTGACAATGACGTTTGTGCGCTCCAGCAGCTTGTTTTGCTCCACGACATACTTCATAATCTGCAAGTCGCGCAAGCTGCCAACGACAAACTTCACGCAGTCCGTCTTGTTGAGGTAGTCATAGTTGCTCACCTTCATAGCCTTTTGAAGCGCGTTGCCGGCGCACTCCGTCTTGTAGTCAAGCGTGAACGCTGGCCGATAGCAGTAGGGCAGTTCTGCAAGCTCCTTGATGGGCAGACTGCCGTTTGTCTCAATCTCCACACGGTAGCCGTGTATTGTGAGCATTAAGACAAGCTCCTTCACGTTGTTTTGCAGCAGCGGCTCGCCGCCCGTCAGCGTGACGTTTTTCACGCCCTGCTGCTCCACGTACTCGAACAGTTCCCTGTCTGTCATTTCCTCGCACGCTTCGTTATTGTCGTAGCTGTACTTGCTGTCACAGTACGCACAGCGCAGGTTGCAGCCAAAGAAGCGTATAAAGACGGCAAGCTCGCCACTGTGCAAGCCCTCGCCGTTTATGCTTACGAATTTCTCAACGACTTTGTATCTCATACTTATTTGTTATGGTTTGTCCTGCTTGTAAAGTAGTAGAAGAAAGGCGTGTCAATGATGGCAAGGCACAGCTTCAGCAAGTATTGGCCGAGTATGATGCTCAACAGCAAGGACAGCCCGCCCTCTTGGAACAGCCAGCCCATGCCAATGCCAAACGCTACGAGCGCATAGATTACAGTGTCGATGATTTGGCTTGTTCCCGTGCTTACGTTGTTCCATATCCAGCGCATAGACGGCTTTGCGTCGAAGCGTGCGCGTATCTTGTGGAAAATCCACACGTCCCAAGTCTGTGAGCATGAGTAGGCACACAGCGACCCAAGCACGAACATGGGCGACTGCCCCAGCAGCGTCTCGTATGCCTGCTGCATAGCTGCATCGTCCGTAGGCGTGTACTGCGTCAGCACGATAAGCGCAATGGCGAACAGCTGGCCGACAAAGCCGTAACGCACTGCACGCTGTGCTTCCAGCTTTCCCCACAACTCGCCAATGATGTCAGTGCAAAGGAACGTGAAAGCGTAGGTTATTGCACCGCCGGACAGCGCAAGCGGGATGCCGAAAATCGTCAGTCCCGTGTTAATCACTTTGCAGCCTACGATGTTGGCCACAACAATGCTGATAACGAAAATAACGTGTATCAGCAGGAGGTTTTCATTTGTTTTCTTCATATTCTTTCAGTTACATGTTGGTTACATACCTTTGTAGTAGTCCTGCTCCCCGGCTGCTTTCTGATACTCGCGCTTAAGCATTTCAATCTGCACGCACAGACAGTTGGTGTTGCGCTCGTTGGCATACTCGTTAATGACGTTCCAGTGTTCCTCGCCCACAAACTGCTTGATGGCAGCAGTGTCGATGTTCTTTTGGTGATGTCCTTTGATAAAGCCAAAGCGCAAGCCGCTTTTGAACGACGTGCTATCAGCGGACGTGCAGAAACGGCACGCTTCCAGCAGCTTCTTTTCAGTGCATCCGAGCAAGTGAATGTCAATGGACGGCTTACGGCGCTTGATGTACCTGGCAAGAGCCGGCACGTCGTTTTTCTTGCCCGCAATACGCAGTTCGGGGACGCTGATTGCAATGTAGTCCGAGAACTCTATGAGCCTGTCAAGCCCCTTTTTGCCGTCCTCCAAGTGGAACACGTTAATGATGCGGTTGTTTGGCAGGTCGTTTCTCATGCGCTGCCTGAACTCCCAAGCCTGCTCAACGCCAAGCACCTTTTGGCAGTCCACTTCTACGCACGTAGCACCATTGCCGTGTGCAAGCGTGAACTCTACCAAAGCGTCGTACCACTTGCCGATGATATTGTCATCGTGCTTGCCGGAACGCCCGCCAAACATGAGCGTGAACAGCCCGCTATCCTGTATGACATGCAGGGAATTGTCGGCAATGTACTTTGGTATGGCTATTGCTTCGTTGCCTTTCTGCCACTTAAGCGGCATGATTGGGCATTTCGTAGAGCCGAACACAGTCTTTTCCACAAACGGGAAAGCTGTGTAAAGGCTGTAACGCACGCCAAGCTCCTTGACTGCAAGGAACTGGTTTTGCACCTCGCTTCCAGCGTAGTGTACTTTGATGTTATCGGGTAAGTGTAGCACCTCCATAGCCGTCCTCCGTTACTTCTACTTTATCCATGTCGAAGAATCTGTTGAGCAAGTTTTCCGCAATGCTTTCACAGCTCATTTCGCGGAAGTCGCAACAGTTGTAGCCGTCGCCCTCATAGTTGGGGTAAGTCATGCGCAAGTAGTCCTCTATTTCATGCTGGCGCGTGATGATTTCCACTTGCCGCTCGTTATGCTCCACGCCGACCCAGCAGCGAATGACAAAGACGTGCCTGTGCCTGTTTGCAAGGTACTTGCAGCCGTCGGGAGCGTCAGGCCATCGGTGAAAGCCCTCGATGGCGTTGTAGGTAAGAACTTGTCTTTTCATTTTATCTTTATGTTTTCGTAGTCCTTCAAAGCTTCAGTAACGATGCTGCGTATTTCCTCAACTTGTTCGTCGGTGAAGTCAGCGGGCAGGCATATCTTTATGTCCTTGCCCTTTTCCTTTTCCTCCTTTTCCTCTTTTTCCTTGTCGAAGAAGTCGCCCAGCTCAAAGTCGCCGCCCTCCAAGAACGAAGGCAGGTTCATTCCCCAATCCTCCAAGTCGCCCGTGTCCCACTCGTTGGCAATCAAGTTCCAATCAACGTCACCGAAAGCCACGTTGTCCTTGATTACGTACTCTGCAAGCTTTTCCACGGGCGTTTCCTGCTTGAACACATAGCACGGCAGCTCATTGAATCCAAGCTCCTTACACGCACGCAGGCGCATGTTACCACCTATTACTATATAATGGCCGTTTTCAAGCGGGTAAACAAGCAGTGTACGCGCTTCCAGCAGTTCGGGCGCGTCCTCAATACTTTTCTTAAGCGCATCATACCGATGCGTCTTTATGAAGCGGGGGTTTTTTGGCAAGCCCTCCAGCTGACCCTCGTTCAGCTCCAACAGGCTCACGTCAATGTTTTGGTACGGTGTTTTGCTCATTTTTATCTTATTTTGATTAAAACTACGCAAAAGTAAGCAAAAATAAGCAGTTATAAGCAATATTTTCCAAACGTTGTGCAAACAGTAAGCACAAACATGGGCGCAATGCCGTATTGCACTGCGCCCCCTGCAAACATCTATATAATCATGCCACACAAAAAAGATTTCGGAAAAAGCGGCTACCACTGTAACCGCATAATTAAACTTTTGCATTTTTGAATAGTGGTGTCTCACGACACGTTTATGTTACTTACGTATGTAAATCCCTTGCTTTTTGAAGTGAAGCGTGTTTCGCAACAGGCTTCACCCACTGTATGAAAAAAACTCAGTTCACTGCTTGGTAAGCGTGTTCATCGTCCTTGCGCAAACAACGCAGTATTTTCTCGTAAAGCTTTGTGATTACGGGGTCGCCGACCTCCAAATATCCAATATAGTGCTTTGCGCTCGTAATGACATGAGCCCTGCTTCGCTTAATGACCTGCGCTGCCTTTTTCGGGTGTATTCCAGCCAATGCAGTTACGGCACAGTAAAGGCCGCGTGCAAAGTTCAGCTTATTGCATTTAGGGCCATAGACAAGCTCCTTTTCGTCAATTTCGCAGGACTCACACACCGCTTGCGCTACTTCTTCCGCGTTGCATTTCAGATTTGGGTTTAATGTCATTAAATGGGCAATTTTGCTTTCGCGGGTCAAAGTTAATCAAAACTAAGCGAAAATAAGCAATAATAAGTATAAAAGAGTGCTTATTTTAATATGATTTAACTTTGAGCAACAAAAACAGCGGTTTTATACGCCCAAAAAGATTGTGCAAGTGATAACCTTACACAAACTACAAACTGCACAATGTCTTTGCAATACTACACACCCAGCACGTAGTCAATGACGGCACGGTTTGCTGCATCGACCTTTTTTGTGTTCGTGCGTATATACACCTTTGTCACATTTGCGCCCGTTGTCTGCGAGTGACCCAGCGCACGGCTTATCGTGTCGTCGCTTATATCCAAGTCATACGCAAACGTCGCCCACGTGTGCCTTGCCCAATACAGCGTAAGGTTGTCAATGCCTATCTTCTTGCCCATTTCACCCAGCCAATGGTTGCACTTGTTCGCAAACATGTTGTACTTCTTAACCGTGTCAAACCAACATAGCAAGTGCTGCTTGCCCTTGTACTTGTCGAAGATGGCCTGCGCTTCCGGCTCTACCTTAATATTATATAGCTTGTGTGTCTTGCTGCGCAAATACTGTATGCGCCCGTCCGTAGGGTCTGCGAGGTCTGACAGGTCGGCGACATTGATGCCTATCAGATAGAACGTCAGCATGAAGCAGTCCTTGTAACGCTGCTGGAACGGCTCACATGGCAGGGCAATGAAGTCACGTAGCTGCTTAAGGCTCATGCTTCGCTTCGGCGTTTCCTCATACTCAAAGTCGAACTTGCGGAACGGGTAGAAGCTTATTGTTTCCTGCTTAAGCGCAAAGTTGAACACTGCACGCAGGTTTCTGAAATGTATGCTGCGCCCGTTCTTGCTCGGGCTGTAAGTCATAAGGAACAGCTTAAAGTCAGTAAGCCACTTGATGCTCATTTGCTCAAACGTCAGGCTGTCATAGTGCGCAAACTCCTTGACAAGCGCAATGGTGCGCTCGTATATCCTGCGCGTGCTCTCGTTTGTTTTCAGTGCTAAAAACTGCTCGTATGTGTCCTTGAAAAGATGTGGCAGGTCGTTTTCGTCCTCTTTCTGCAAGTACGAAATGAGAGCCTTGTCAGTGTAGCTTCGCAGTTTGCCCGACGCTTGCAGCTGCAACAGCTTTGTTTCCGCTTCGCTGCAACGCTGGCGTATGATGGCGTTGAGGACTTTCCTGTTTGCAATGTTTTTGATGCACTGTGCTTCGCTGTCCCAATCGCCAGGCGCAACGTCTATACCCAGCGGCACATAAAACGTGTGCTTGCGTGCAACCGCAAGCTTCAGCGGATATGTGCCGTCCTTTTTTCTGTGCCTTATGTCAAGCCGTATAGATACCTTAACCATGCCTTGCTATAAAATAAGGGGCAAAGAGTTTGCAACTTTTTTGCAACTTTTTTGCCCCAAATAGTCTGTTTTTGACCCAAAATGTCCTGCTGCATATTCGCGGGCTGACCCGCTGGATAAGCGGAGAGACCGGGATTCGAACCCGGGATACGCTTTTGACGTATACACGCTTTCCAGTCCTACCCCCTATCGGTTTTAATTAAATGTGTATCAATATGTTACAGAACGCCAAATTTTAATTTGCAACTTTTTTGCAACTTTTTGGCTATTTGAGGGACATTTGCATCAGTACGCGATACCATGCGCGTATGTCCTCCTTTGCGACGGTAAAGTCTGCAAAGTCGGGGTTGATGCTCCTGCACAAAACACGGCTGTCATCCTCCTTGCAGGGGAACACGTTCTTAACGATAGGGCCGTTGACAGTATCTAACTCGTAGGTACGTCCCCACTCAATAAAAGCTGCTTCATTTATCCTTTTGACAAGTATCTTGCTGCCATTGGGATATTCGGGAGCCATGCTGTCACCTGTTATGGTGCTGGCGTGGCTCGCGTCTTTTATCGGGCTTACTATCATTTCACACTCGTATTCCATGACGGACGCTTCAAAGTTTGAAGGACTGCCGCCCTGCACGCTTATGGGCAGCAGCGGGACGTATGTAACGCCTTCTGTGCCCGTGCTGTAAGAAGCAACGAACATATCACCCACACCGTCAGCGACCCAATCTGCGTTGACCTGCGGGAACTTGTCTTTGAGAGCTTTCACTACTTTGGCGCTCGGCTTGCGTGTGTTCTGCACGTAGGCATTGCTCACGTCAATTTCTTTCTGCAACTGTGCAACGCTTAAGCCAAGGTTTCGAGCCAATAAGCCCATCCTTTCCTTAAAATCCATAAATTTCTATTCAAAAATGCTTAATAATCTATAAATTTATATAGTAATTTATAGGCAAATTTAGTTTTTTATACGACCTTTGCCCACGCATTACGTTTTTGACGGTGCAAAATTACAAATTTATTTTGAAAACAAAGCATTATTATAATTTATTAAGAAAATGAAGACAGTAACTAAGAGAAACAAAGACAGAGCTGTGTATGACAGATTTATGCAGCTTGTGGACAAAGGTAAGTCAAAAACCGAAGCCACGTACAAGGTAATGTCGGAGTTCAACATCTGCACTCCGAGCACTGTTCTGAACATAAGAAAGCGTATTGAAGGAGGTGCTGCCCTATGACTTGCGTTGAGCCTAAAGTAAATGATGCGGGCTGGTACAACGTCAACGAGACGGCGCAAGCACTTGAAGTTGACAGGAAAACGGTACTGCGTCACACGGAAAAGGGCTATATCAAGTGTAAAGTTAGAAAATGCAATAACCGGCGCGTGTACTCAGGGCGTGAAATCAAACGCTATTGGGGAGCGCAATATTAAAGTACGACAATTTTAATATGAACGAGCAAGGAACAATTTTCAACTTATACAGCGTGCAAAACGCATTAAACACAACAGATATGGCAAAGAGATTTACGGACACGGAGAAATACAAGAAGCACTTTGTTCGTTCGCTCAAAGCACCATACAAATTGTTGTGGGACTACATTCTTTGTGACTGCAACCATGCGGGCATTTGGATTGTGGACTTTGAAGCAGCTCGTATGTACTTGGGCAAGGACATCAAGCTTAACGAGCGTGCTGCGCTCGAAGCGTTCAACAAGAACGAGAAGCACGTCATACCCATTGACTGCGGCGACAAGTGGTTTATTGTAGGCTTCATTGAATATCAGTACGGAACGCTCAACCCGAAAAACCGCGTACACGCAAGCGTCATTAAAATGCTGGAACGCTACGGCCTTTGGGTGGACGGCAAAATCAACCTCGACGTTACAAACGTGCCTGTCCGTAAGATTCCACAGCAAAAGGACGAGGACGGCAACGCAATGAGCGAGGACGAGCTGCTTGCAGCGGTTACGGACATCAAGCCCAAAGGGTACGAGACAATGAACTTTGACTTCATTCACGAGGACTACAAGGACATCTTCTACACATGGCTCAACTACAAGCGTGAACGCAGGGAGCGTTACAAGACGCAAAGCTCGATGGAAACAGCGTACAAGCGTATGCTACGGCTGTCAAACAACGACAAGGCTACTGCACGCCTCGTTGTGGAGCAGAGCATTGGCAACAACTGGGCAGGGCTTTTTCAGCTTAAGGAGCGCAAAAACGCTGCTGCAAACACGGTACACGCAACGGACAAAATCAGTGAGGAATACCCGAAATGGAAAAGATAGGCAATTTGCTGGAAAGGCTTAAGGACACGGGCTTTGAAATGCCAAACCGTGTTTTCATCAAAGTGGCAGACGCACGCAAGCGTCTCGCAAACGGACTGCGCTATATGCTTGCACAGCAGGGCGAGAAACCTCAATGGCTACCCGAATACGAGCTTATAGCTGATTGGCTTTCTGACAACAAAGGAAAAGGGCTGCTGCTTGCCGGGAGCTGCGGACGCGGAAAAACGCTCGTCGCCACGCGCATACTGCCATTGTTCTTTGCAGAGAGAAACCTTATATACTCCATCTATAACAGCTACGACCTAAACCGCAAGCAAAAAGAAGTATTCTTTTCCCACATCCTTTGCATCGACGACCTGGGCATTGAAAACGAAAGCGTACAGTACGGTGAGCGCAAAAACGTTTTCGTCGAGCTTATAGACCTTGTAGAGAAAAAGGGCAAGCTTATAGTGATAACTACAAACCTGACGCAATCGGAAATAGAAGAAAAGTACGGAACGCGCACTATTGACCGCCTGTTTTCCTGCTGTCAGATTGTGGACTTTAGCGGGCCAAGCTTAAGAAAGTAGTTTTATTAACACCTTATTTATATATAATATGGCAAAACAAGTAATCATCAAGCAAATGGTGTTGTCTAACTTCAAAAACATTCGCAGTATGAGCGTTGAATTTGGAGAGCAGACAACAACGGTAAGCGGAACAAACGAGCAGGGCAAGAGCACTGTCTATGACGCTTACTTGTGGTGTCTTTTCGGCATTACTACGCGCAAGAACGACTGCGTACAGCCGACAGACGCAAACAACGAAATCGTCCACAAAATCGACACGGAAGTAACGGTCGTGCTTGTAGTGGACGGAGTGGAAACCACACTGCGCCGCCGCCTTACGGAAAAGTGGAAGGCCGAGGGAACGGCAGGGGAAAAGTTCATCAGCGCACCCATGGAACGCTTCTACAACGACGTTCCTTGCAGCGTGAAGGAGTTTGAGGGAAAGCTTAACGACATCTTCAACATTGACAGCTGGCTCATGCTTTCCAACATTAAGACTTTCATGCAACAGAAGATGGAGGAACGCCGGCGCATCCTCGCAAGCATCACGGGCGAGATTGACACGGAAGCACTTGTAGCAGAGTTTCCGCTTGTCAAGGACGCTTTCGCAAAGGGCAAGACGCTGGAGGAACTGCAAAAGCAGACGTTGAGCACAAAGAAGCGTGCGCAAAAGGAAATCGACACCATCCCCAATCAGATTGCAGCACAGGACAAGCTACGTGTCACCGCTGACTTTGCAGCACTTCACGCACAAAAGGCCGAACTGGATGCACAGATTGCAGACATCGACAAGCTTTTGGAAGCTGACCCGACGGAGCTTGAAAAGGATAAGCGCAACCGTGAGGAACTTGCAACGCTGGAAAGCAGCCTTAATCAGCAGCGGCAGGAGTGGTCACGCAATCACTTTGCTGTCATGCAGAAGCTTCGCGTTGCTGTTATGAACGCAAAGGACGATGTTGTCAAGGCTGAAAAGCAGCAGACAAAGAACAGGAGCGACTACGATGCAGTGTGCAAGAAGCTTAAGGACTTGCAGACGCAGTTTGAGCAGAAGAAACAAGAGTGGTTTGCAAAGAACAACGAGGAATTTTCATACACTCCCGTCACTGTGTGCGAGTGCTGCGGACAGCCGCTTTCAGCAGAAGCACAACAGCGCATGTACGACAAGGCAGCTACACAGTTCAACACTGACAAGGCAAACGCCTTGCAGCAGCTCTACAACGAGAGCGGCCAGCTCAAATCACAGATTGACGTGCTTAAGAAGCAGCAGGAACAGTACGAAAAGGCTACACAGGCCGAGGACGCAAAGCTTGTCGCTTCAAAGAAAGAAGCTGTTAAGGCTGCTGAAACGGAGTGCGCCAACGAGGAATCATGCACGATTGAGCAGAACGACGGCATCAAGGACATACAGGCCAAAATCGACGTGCTGCGTGCTGCCATGCAGAAGCCCGTCACACAGTCTGACGCGGAAAACACAGCAAAGCGCAATGAGCTTAAGGCACAGCGTGACGCTGTTGTTCGCCAGCTTGCAGGTGAGCAGACCAACGCGAACATCGACAAGGAAAAGGAGCGTCTTAACGGCGTTGCACAGCAGCAGTCACAGACCGTTGCAGACTGTAACGCAGTGCTGGAACAGATACGCAAGTTTAACCGCAAGGTGCTTGACGCTACGGAAAGCAAGCTTAACGTATTCTTCCATCTTGCACGTTGGAAGTTCGCAGAGCAGAACAAGACGAATGACGAGGAACAGCAAGTTTGCACGGCTGTTTACAAGGGCATTGAGTATGACCGCTTGAACAATGCGGGTCAGGTCAACGTTGGCATAGACATCTGCGAGGGCATTAAAAAAGCCTGCGGTGTTGAGCTGCCGCTATTCGTTGATAACGTGGAGAGTGTAGAGAACGTGCTGGGCACACAGTCACAGATTATCAAGCTTCGCTTTGTGCCAGGCGCAATGCTTACAGTTGAAAAGGACGTATAACTATGAAAAGTATCAAGGCATTTATAACGCGAGTATTCGCACAGTTTAACAACAAAAAAAGTACAGCAATGGAAAACAAACAAACAGAGTTTATGAAAGCTGCGGAAAACGCTTTCAAACAGTTGGCAGAAATTGCCAAAACTGACGACAACAAGGCAGTTGTAATGATTGCAATCGACAAGGCTGCTGACGGAAAAACAGGTACAATGACTGCCGTATGCGGCACGGGCGACAGGGTCATTGAAAGCATTTTTGACGCAATGGGAGACGAGCACGCAGGAAAGCTATTCCGCGAAGCTAACAAGCGTTATGCGCTTGCACAATTATTGAAAGTTCTTTCAAAGTAACATTTATTATTCACATTAAAAACATTGTAACAATGGAAAACGAGATTCAAGTGATGAAGCCTGCACAGTTGCAGTTCTTCGGCTCTACGGAAGGCTTCGAGCTTTGCCAGCGCATGGCAAAGGTGTTTGCGACAAGTACGCTTGTTCCCACACAGTACCAAAACAACATGTCAAACTGCATCATTGCAATGGAAATGGCTTCACGTATCGGAGCAAGCCCGCTGCAAGTCATGCAAAACCTCTACATCGTACACGGCAACCCCGGCTTCAGCGCGAAGTTCCTTATTGCCTGCATCAATGCAAGCGGAAAGTTCAGCCCGCTTCGCTATGAGTTCAAAGGCAAGGAAAACACGGACGATTGGAGCTGCCGAGCCTATGCCGTTGACAAGGAGGGCGAAGTGCTGCACGGTGCCTGGGTGTCTATTAAGATGGCAAAGGCAGAAGGCTGGTATAGCAAGAACGGAAGCAAGTGGCAGACCATGCCCCAACTCATGCTTCAGTACCGTGCCGCCGCTTTCTTCCAGCGCACGTATGCACCCGAAATCTCGCTGGGTATGCAGACAGCGGAAGAGCTTTACGACGAAGCGGAGCTTGTAGATACGAAGCTCAACAACGCCCCTGCTGCTTCGCCCGAGAACATTGCCGCTGAAATGGAAAAGCAGGAAAACGCGAACACGGAAACGCTGGGCATGGGCGACGGCAAAGCTGCTGACCCTGCACCCGCTGCACCTGCATCACCTGCCAACGACGGTAATGCTGCGCCGGCTGGTGGCGTTAAGCCGATGGGCGCACAGAAAGTACCCGACATGTTCAAGTAAGCTACTTTGCAGCGTATGGAACTGACAGTATTAAACAGCGGCAGTGATGCCAATGGCTACATACTACAGAATGAGAGTGAAGCAATCGTGCTGGAGTGCGGTTGCTCACTCGCACGCTGCGAGGAAGCACTGGGCTACAACGTGGGCAAGGTTGCTGGCTGCTTGATAACGCACGAGCACGGCGACCACTCACGCTTTGCAGCGCAATACGTCAAGCGTATGCCGCTTTTTGCTACGCAGGGTACGCTTGATGCACTGCGTTTGGAACAGGGCAGCAACGCGACGGCATTGCAGCTTAAGCGCACTGTGCAGATAGGCAGCTTCAAAGTAATGCCGTTTGCCACACAGCACGACGCGGCACAGCCCTGCGGCTACCTTATCAAGCACGCGGACTTCGGGCTGCTGCTGTTCGCTACGGACACGTATTACCTGCGCTACACGTTTGCAGGATTGAACTACATTATGATAGAATGCAACTACGACCAGCGCATACTTGACGAGAACACGCGCAACGGCATTGTTCCTATGGTAGTGCGCGAGCGCGTACAGCGTAGCCACATGAGCTGTGCGGACTGCATCAAGACGCTTAAGGCTAACGATCTTTCGCAAGTAAAGGCTATCGTGCTGCTGCACCTTTCGGGAAACAACAGCAACGCGGACAACTTCTTGGAGCGTGTCAAGCGCAACACGGGCAAGCATACTATCATAGCGCAAAAGGGCGTTGAGCTTGAAATGTTATAACAAAGTTATGGAATACACAATGGAAATAGACTTGGAAAAAGAAAACGAGTATGTCCGCAAGGCATACGAAACAGCGTGCAATCACGGGTTTCACGACGAGTACAGACCTGATACGCACTGGCTGATGCTTGTCATTACTGAAATATCGGAAGCTGTGGAAGCAGACCGCAAGCAGCTGCGTGCGAACTTGGAAAACTACCATACGCGCATTGAGCAGGGCATGGCTTTCAAGTTTGCGTTTGAGGAAAACGTAAAGGACACGCTCGCTGATGAATTTGCAGACATCTGCATCCGCTTGTACGACTATGCAGGGCTGATTGAAGCACGCATGACGAAAGCGCCAGCAAAGGACGCTTTCGTGCAATGGCTGGAAGCGTACGGCGAGCTGTCCTTTACACAGCTTGCGTTTATCCTTTGCAGGATGATTACTACGACAACGGAAAACAAAGGCGTAAAAATCGCGCGTGCGTTGAGTTTCGTGCGCTGCTGGGCAAAGCACTTGGGCGTGGACTTACAGCAGCACATTGAGCTTAAGATGCGCTACAACGCGGAGCGTCCTATCAGGCACGGAAAACAGTATTAACAACATAACAAGTACGACAATTATGATGGAACAAAAAGACTTTGTGCAGCTCGTGGCAAAGATGCGCGACGCACAGAAATCTTATTTTAAGATGCGCACGTCGCAGGACTTGTCACGCAGTAAGCAGCTTGAAAGGCAGGTTGACGCGGAGCTGTCGCAGTACACTATTGCCAACGGGAAAGCGGTCAAGCAGCAAAGCTTGTTTGACGAGCAGCCAGCACAGCAGCAGGCAGAGAAGCATCCAGTGCTTGCGATACGCTGCAAGACGTGCGGAGCAGTGTACTTTATGCACGCGCTCGCTTACTTTATCGACAGCGACACGGCAAAGGAAATTGCGGACGCAGTAGCTAACGGCGACACGGTGTTTGTCGCTGATGTGAGTGAAGTAACCTTATCACAGTGCAAATGTAACGGGTAACACGGCGTATGGCAGACGTTGACGGACAAATAGTAGCGTGGAACGATGGGCGTACAATAGCTGTGCTGGAAACAGAAAGCTGGTTTTACGTTGCGTTGAACTACCGGGACAGAGACGATGAAACGGACAGGCTTTGGGTGCTTGACCCTGCCCCTGCGGGCGAGTACAGGCTTGCGACGTATGAGGAACGTGTGCGCTTCTTGAAGGAGCTGCCGCGTGAGTGCGACTTCCGCATTGACGAGCGCGGGCGCGTCGTTGACATTCAATTCTGGGATTGTATGGAAAACGAGCAGCTGCCTGCGGAGATCCAAGCAAAGCGGCAGGAGCTTGACACGCTGCTGCATCCCGAAAAGGCAGCACAGCAGGAACAGCAGCAAGCGAAAAGCACGTTTGAGCGGATGGGGCTTGCTTTCCTGCCCTACCTCAAAAGCCGCAAGACGTTTGACAAGGACTTTCCCAAGTTCTTTGACGAGGACTACAAGGACGCACGCTACCTACAGCTCATTACGCAGACTGTGGGATGGTTTATCAAGGCGCAAAACCGTGCTGCACACGCTTACATCTTAAGCAAGGAGTACGAGGAAAACCTTGTCAAAATGGGCGCAAGCCTTACGGACATCAACTTTACGGAGCTGCTGCAACCGCACTTGTACAGCGGCGTGCTGTGCCTGGGAAACGGCAGCGGACACAACGCCATACTGTGGAAAACGGAAAGCAAGTGCAAGACTATTAACGTCGCTTTTCTTTGCGATTGCAGCACCGTTGCAGCCATTGCCACGTGCGACGCTAACGGCAAGCAGCAAAACGTGCTTGCAAGCTACCGCATCAAGGACGGCAACAGCATTGCCTACAGTATGTTCCGTATCTTGTACTTGTTCCTGTACGCTGAAAAGTACGGCAAGGTACGCGAAGTAAGCTACGACAACGACGAGAGCGCAAAGTACATAGCAGCTAACGGCACAGAGCCTGACAAGTGGGTAGAGTACCGCAACGCGACGTACTACACGACTATCAACGTTGACACTCCCTTTGCCATTAGCGGACACTGGCGCAACCAGTTCTGCGGGCGCGACAAGGACGGCAACCCCATCCACAAGCGCATTTGGATTCAAGAGCACATACACAGCGGCTATCACCGCATTGCAGGAATACTTAAGGAAAAGCTGAAGCTATGACAGAACTACAATTCTACAAGTTGTTCAACGAGCAGCTGAAATGCGAATATCACTGGAACGGCGAACAGTGCTTGGTGTTTATCGACTATTGGAAGCTGGAGGACTTCTTTAAGGCTTTCAAGGGCAGCACACTGCTTACTGATGAAGGGCAGGAGTGCGTGATGAAGGACGGCTACATTGCTATTGACATCGTGCCGTTCTGCGAGTACTACGACGTTGAAGCTGAAAACATCTTTGAAAAGGAGCAGGCATGACATTCTTTGAGTTTCAGCAGATGCAAGTTGGCGACGCTGTGCTTGTACGCACACACAGAAGCAGAAAGCGCGTTTTGCGTATCAGCGGAAAGCGCGGCTGCTTCATGTGCGCGAGCGACGGCAACGAGTATGAGCTGGAGCAGTGCAGCCCAATACTGCTAAAGGACGTGCAAACGCTGGAGCGTCTGGGTTTTAACAAGCAGTACGAGCTTTTCAGAAGCGATGCCTGCTACTGCTTCGGCTTGATGGAAATATACGCTACACACGTGAGTATTTGCGTGGACGCGCAGACAAAAGAGTGCAAGTGCTACGCTGGGCTTATCTACCTGCACGAAGCACAGCACCGCTACAGGAACATCTATAATTGCGAACTAAAATTAAAGTACGACAAATGAGCTATTTTCACAAACGCGAAATGTACAGCTGCTACAAGTCGTGGATGCAGTCTAACGGCAAGCCAGTCTTGGGCTTTCGCGAATGGTACGGACAAGTAAACAACGTAAAGACACAGTGACAATGAACAGAGTATATCAACGCAGGAAAGAAAAGCTGCTGGAACGCAGTCAACAGCGTTGGGGACAACCAATGTTCCCAAACAAGAGGTACTACGAAATGCTAAGAAAGGAGCTTGACGATGGGAAAGGAATTTAAGAAACAGCGTTCGCGTGGCGTGCAAGTGCTGCAACGGCACTACAATTGGTTTACGCACATCGGGTACGTGCCTATCATGCAGTCAATAAGCAAGTACGACCGTATGATTATCACGATGCAGAAGCCGCAGGGCGACAAGATGCTGTATGTTACGCTGGAGCTTGATTTAGACAAGCTGAAAGTGGATAGGCTCAACACGCCTTTCCTACGTATTACGCGGCGCACAACAGTAAGACGCAACCTAAAGGGCTTCGACCTGCACGACAGATACGGGCAGCAGCTACAGTTCTACTTCACGCGCAAGTACCGCGAAAAGACAATTTGGATATAGTGTAGTGCTGCTGCAAGTAAGCAAAACTAAGCATAATTAGGGTGAAATAAGGTAAAACTAAGCGTTATTAGGTTAAAACTACTTAATAACGCTTATTTTTATATAGTAATTATTAGGTTTTTACAATTTTATTGGCTAACTTTGCCTACGTAAACGACAAACAACAGTTTAACATAAATAGAAACGACAATGAAACAGGTTACATTTTTACTTCGCAAGGACGGCGGGTTTCGACTTGCAAAGAACGGAGAAATCCTTTGCGGCACTGCAAAGGTGGGTACGTGGAAGAAAGAGGACGTGTGGAAGCAGCACGGAGGAAACCACTACAACGACAGCGGATGCCACCTTGTACACTTCCTATGGACTGCACAGCTTGCAGACGGGAGCAATTTGCTGATAGCATACACACGCAACGAACTGCGCGATATGCTGGACGGACGCAGAGTAAAAGTATATGTATAACCCTTTAAGCATGACACGACAATGAAGCAGACAATCAACTTGACAATCCCTGCACACCTTACGGACGAGTTCGTAAAGACTGTGCGTAAGGCAGAAAAGAACATCACGGGCTTGCGCTGGGAAATAGGCAAAGTGCGCAAGCAGACTTTCAGGCACTACTTCGACGGCGAAATAGTTAAGATGCAGCACGACGTAGTGGACGTGACACTGGATCTTCCCGAACAGAACAATTGGCAGCTTGTCGCTACAGTTGTTGAGGGCGCAATGTTTATTACAGACCATAAGCAAAAGCTGGAGCTTAAGAACGGACACGGTGCTGACTACCAGCTGTGCGACGTTTGCAAGCATAGGCAGTGGAAGAAAAGCTACATTGTGCGCAACACAGCAAACGGACGCGAGCTGCAAGTAGGCGCAGAATGCGCAAAGAAGTTTGGCATAGGCATGGTGGAAGCCGTTTACAAGCTCACGAAGGAGCTGTACGCAAGCTACTCGCTGTACAGTTGCGAGTACGACGGCTTGGAGCCGCTGGAATGGCCTGCACACTTTAGCGACCCGCACGCAGTGCGCAGCATTGAAACAAGCATTGTAGTGCAGGCTGCAAAGCAGTACTACGACGAGCATAACGGCGTATGGAAAAAGGGCTACTACGAGGGACGTATGTACTTCCCGAGCCAAAGCGCAGCTGATATACGCAGCAGTCTTGACAAGTTTGCTGCTGACGCAGACAACGCCTACTACAAGGAGCTGACACAGTGGATAGCACAGGACTTTGAAGCAAGCGAATACAACGAATTTGAAATGAAAATCAAGGAGCTGGGCGAAAGCTACTATATGTCAGCAGGCGACACAGCTACAGCGTTCTTTGCTATCAAGAAGTACGAGGAATACAAGAAAGAGCAGGCTGCAAAGGCTGCTGGGCTGTACTTGCCAAAGCCGGGCGACTACATACACATCGTGGGCATCATTATTAACAAGTACGTGAAAAGCGGCTACTACGGCGTGTACGAGGAATACGAAATACTTAACGAGATTGACGGGAACAAGTACATCCGCAGCGGTGTTGTAAACGTTGACAGCGACAACAAAGTAAACTGCTTCGCATTCATCAAGGACGTGTACGGAACAAAGTACTTGCTTGACCGCACTACAAAGCACGCCAAAAAGGGCGTAGCGATTGCAAACGCAGCATAACATTAACTAACGACATAGGAGATACGACAATGACTAAAGAAAATTTCAAGCTTATCAAGGTGCTTGCACTGGAAACGGACACCAACAAGGGTATTGTAAAGCGCATTGAGTTGCACGAGTACAAAGGCATGAAGTTCAAGTTTACCTTTGAAAACAGCAACGGAACGCCTTGCGGATGGGATTACAAGCACTGCATTAAAGTCTTTTGCTTAAGCAAGGGCGAGTGGAACAATATTGCAGACAAGAGCGAAATACTTTCTTTTGCAGACGGAAAAATTGACTGCTGCAACTACTACGGCAACGCTCGCACGCTGGAACAAGGAGCTGTCAAGTTCATGGAAGCGTGCAAGCAGTACGTGAAAGCTTTGTATGATTAACAAAATAACGACACGACTATGCAAAACGACAAGGTTTATCAATTCGCATTACAGCACGCACAAAACGAGTGCTTGGATATGCAGGACGAGTTCAGCAACGAGCAGATTGCGGAAATGACACAGCAGCTTGTAAATCAGCTGTACCGCGTTAAAACAACGATGCAGGTAACTGTATCACTGCAATACGGAAAGTACGCTATAAAAGCACGCAGCGCACGACAGGGAAGCTTTATCAGCGTTTCAGACAGCGAAACAACGGGCGTTGCACGCTCACTTGCTCCAATCGTAGTTCCTACACGCCCAATCACAGAGGACGAAGTGAAGGACATTATCAGCATGATTAACGAAGCGTGGTATCACGTGAACAACTAACGACATTATATCAGTACGACAATGGCAACAAAAACAGTACATTTCAGTTTAGGTGCAAATGCTGGGCGCGTAGTAATGCAGATTGCGCAGGAGCATTTGCTTTACGACTACAACCCACGGCAAGCATTGGAAACATTCACACGCTCGTTTTGTGGCATGAGCAATGAACTTGCAAAGAAGATTCTTGTAGGCAAGGAGTTGATTATTGTTCCCGACGAGGACGGCGTGAGCATTAACGTAACGGAACGCCCGGAGGACAGCGACTACCCTATTATCGACGTGGACGAGTGGGTAGCAAGAAAAGCAAAGTGGATTGTGGAAACAGGACGCGCACTGCGTGATGATTTAGCAAGCTACTACAAGAAAGTATCATGGACGGGAACACGCGACCGAGTTGCACGCTTTAGCACTAACATCGAGCTTAAGGACTTGTACGACGTGTTTGTAGAGCAGAAAACGGAAGCAAAAGACTTGTTCCTGCAACAGATGATGCGCGACATTGAGGAAAGCGAGGGCGTGATGAAGTACACGGAACTGCTTAAGTACGCTCGTAGCTGGTGTGCGCAGGTCATGCGTACAACGATGGTCATAGACTTTATGATGCAGGAGCTTGGAGCAAAGCAGCCAAAAGCAACGGAAGCGGAATTAAGGGAGCTTGGCAGAAAAGTGACCAACGCAGAAAATTACAGCGTTTACAGCGTGATAATCATTGACGTGTACAAACACCTGCAAGCTTGTATTGACGTAATTTTCGACGGCGAGGTAACACGCATTACAGGCAGCTTGAAGGAGTTCAGACACTTTATAGCGACGCAAAAGGAAATGCAGGAGTACTTGACAAGCACAATACAGCCACGCGACATAACAAAAGGCTATGATGCAGGATGGCTTGCACCCAACGGCGACTTCTACGGACTTAATGGCGAGACAGCTTGCTTACTGCACCTGAATATTGCTGAAGCTTTGAACGCAGCGGGCATTATCAACTGTGACGACACTAAAATGGAGCGTGAAGGCTGGATAAGAATACACCACGACGAAGTGCGCTATTGGGGTTTCCGCAAGCTCAACTTCACACCGCCTACACAGCAGCAGATTGACGCGCTTGTAAAGTATGCCAACGCTTGCTACAAAGGCAAGCTGTGCATTGGGAACAGAGACATTTCAGCGGCAAAGCTCGCACAAACAGAGCGTCTTATGCTGGAAAGAATTTTCACACTTTAATACAGTACGACATGAACTTATTTTCAAACAACCCCGACTTTTACCCCACGCCTACGCATGTCATTGAAAAGATGATGATGAGTGAGGACTTCATCGGCAAGACGGTTTTAGAGCCGTCTGCCGGCAGTGGGAACATTGTAAGGTGGCTTAAGCAGAACGGAGCGCGTGAAGTGGTTGCTTGCGAGAACGACCCGCATTGCCGCAAGCTGCTTGCTGGGCAGTGCAGCTTGATTGCAGACGATTTTCTGACTGTCACGCCCGACATGGTGAGCCACGTTGACTACATCGTAATGAATCCACCGTTTAGCCGTGGAGCAGACCATATCCTGCACGCTTGGGAAATTGCACCCGCTGGATGCACTGTCATTGCGCTGTGCAATACAAGCAACCTGCGCAATGAGTATTACAACACAAAGCACTTGAAGTTAAGCGAGACAGTGCAGTTGAACGGCAGCAGCGAGGACTTGGGCAGCGTGTTTGACAGGGCAGAGCGACGCACAAACGTAAAGGTGTCACTTGTCAAGCTCTACAAGCAGGGCAGTGGCGACAACGAGTTTGACGGCTATTTCTTTTCAGCTGTTGACGAGGACACGGCCAGCTGCAAAGACGGGCTTGTATCATACAACTTTGTGCGTGACATCGTAGGGCGTTATGTGCAGGCCGTAAAGCTGTTTGACGGTGTTATGCTTGCAGCAAAGCAGATAAACGAAGCTGCTGACTTTTTCGACTACACAACAGTCATTGACGAAAAGACGGGTGAGGAAAAGCAGGTAAAGAATACGTATGACAACCTGCCCGTAACGTTTGGTGCTATACTGTGCAAGAACGATGAAGATGTTCGCGGCGACAACGGCACGAAGATAACGCATGAGCAGTACAAGAAGTATTTGCAGAAGCATTATTGGAAAATCATCTTCAAAAAGCTTCACATGGAAAAGTACGCTACTGCACAACTGCGTGAGAACATAAACAAGTTCATTGAGCAGCAGACGCACATTCCTTTCACTATGGCTAACATTTACCGCGTGTTGGAAATCGTCGTAAAGACTAACAGCCAGCGTATGCTTAAGGCACTTGAAGAAGCGTTCAACACTATTTGCAGCCTGTCAGCTGAAAACAGCACTGCGGGCGAGAAGTGGAAAACAAACGCAAACTACATGGTGAACAAGCGTTTTATCTGCAACTGGATAACGACTGTCGGCACATGGTACGGTAAGATGGAAGTGCGCGAGTGGAGCAGCTACAACGACAACGCGACAAAGATTAACGACGTGTGCAAGGCTCTTTGCTACATGACCGGGCGTAATTGGGAGGAAATAGGCACGCTGGGCGAGTACGTGCGCAAGAATGAGCCTGAATGGGGCAAGTGGTTTGAATGGGGATTCTTCCGTTGCAGGGGCTACAAGAAAGGCACGATGCACTTTGAGTTTTTGGACGATGACGTTTGGTTTAAGTTCAATTACGAGGTGTCGAAGCTTAAGGGCTGGAGCTTGCCCAAAAAGACGCAGACGGAGCGCAAGCCACGCACAAAAAAGCAGACAACTACAGAAGTAACATTATTCTAACATTTCAATTTATCATTAAGCATTATGAAAGAAGTAACATTACAAGTACCCGACGGAAAGAAAGTCGAGTGGAGAGAGGTAAACGGCGTAACTGTTCCTGTACTCATTGACGAGCAGCAGCAGGACAACCGCCCTGTAACGGAACGCATAAAGACGTTTGAGGACGCTTTGGCCGACTTGAACAAAAGAGCTGAAAACGGCGACAAAACAGCAGTTGAACTTGTTGACGATTGGAACGGACTTGTTACAGACAGCGCCGAACTTATTGCCTACTACAAAATCCGCATTATTGCGTATGCACTCAACGAGGGCTGGGAGCCACAATTCGTAAAAGGCGAATACAGATGGTGTCCTTGGTTTGACCTCTACACACAGCAGGAAATTGACAACATGGACGAAGAAGAAAAGGGCCGTGTGCTGGGTCGTTCGAACGACTATGCGGTTGCGAATGCGGGTGTCGCCTTTTCGATCACGAATGTCGCTTCGTCGCACTCGAACACGTTCTACGGCGGGCGGCTGTGCTTCAAGAGTGAAGCGTTAGCGGAGTACGCAGGAACGCAGTTCCTGAAAGAATTTGCGGACTTGATGATGTTCACAAAGTAACATGGCGCAGCAGGTTTTGCGCTCGTTAAGAGCGCAAAACTTTTACTGCGTGACAATCTATCAGAAAACAAGTTTAACGCGAACAGAACGAAAATAAAGCGGCAAAAATGAGCGAAAAAGAACTTAAGCAGAAATATGATGCGCTGGTGAAAAGAGTGCCAGGCGAAAGGATGTACGACGGGCGCGACAAGGGCGTTGACGTTTACATCTGCAAGAAATGTGGTGCAGTAGTTTACACACGCTACAAGGACAAGGGCGTAACGCCTTTTACCATTGCGTGCCGTAACAAGGACTGCAAAGAGGTTATGATGCACGAAAAGACCATATCAGAAATGGATGCCATGCTGAACAAGGTTACTGTGCAGAACTGGGTGCGCCCAACGTTTGAGTGGCTTAACAAGCAGCGCAAAAAGGGCAGAGAGGGTTTGATTGAACACGTCTTAAATGGCGGGCTGATATTAGAAAACGAGCTGTAATATGGAAATAACACCGAACTTCAAATTTGTTGAAGGCAGCTTTGAAACAAAGACGAACAAAATGCTTTGTATTGCCAGCGACAATCACGGCACAGTAGAGCTTTGTTTCAAAGAAGAAGGCTGTGGGTGGAATATCCCGTTTGCGAAGATTGAGCTGTTCGACAGCGGCCTATACAAGGACTTCAAAGCGACAATGAATGATGCAAAGGCGTTGGGCGACGAGATTGCAAGACGCTGGAACGAGTGTAACGACAAAAGGTAACAACTATGGAAGCAATAGTAATAACGCAGGACGAACACGGCTGGAAAGTACAGCAGGGCGAAAAATGGGCTGATTGGCTGGGCTACGACGAAATGATGGGCGTAGTTTCCGCGCTGACAATGCCAAAGGAGCGTCCTTGCTTGCAGTGGATGCGCACAAAGGAGCAGCACGAAGCATGGGAACGCTCAATAAAGAAAGCGTCGCAAGGCTCACGCAATCAGCTTTCACAGCTTGCTTTGCCCGTAATCAAAGTAAAGTAGAAGCGTATGAAAAAGATAATGTTCAACACGCCTTTGGGCTTGGAGCAAGCTGCAATAGACGGGCGTAAGACAATGACACGCAGGTTTCTGAACGTACCAAAGCGTTTTCACGGTGTGGACGCTCCGCAGCTGGAGTTTCACAAAAACGCGAAAGGGCTGTACTTTGACTGCGTGCTGATTGACGATAACGGCCACGAGTTAGGACAGCTGCCATTACCTTACGAAGTAGGCGAAATCGTTGCTATTGCACAGTCATACCATACTCTTAACAAGAGTGGGTATGTCGCCCCGGAATGGTGCGAGCATACATGTGAAAGTTCTGCTGGGTATAGGAATAAAATGTTTGTTCGCGCTGACTTTATGCCAAACCGCATACAAATGACCGACCTTTGGTTTGAGCATTTGCAGGATATTAGCGACGAGGACTGTTTGCGTGAAGGCATTTATGCGCATACTGTGCAGCTTGACGAAACGCCCGGCGTAAAGCCTTATACGAGCTATTCGTATAACATGCTGCTGGGCAGTAACATCAAACGCTGGTGGTTTGATACGCCACGCAAAGCGTTTGCAGCACTCATTGACAAGTTAAACGGAAAAGGCACATGGGACAGCAACCCGTGGGTCGTAGTATATCCATACATAAGAGTATAGAATATGGCAAACGAAGTTAAAGAAAGTCAGTCGCAGTGGTGGGCAAGAAACTACATGGAACACAGCGACGGCAAAGTAGGAGAAACTGACCTTGCAATAGCTTTCAAAGCTGGACGCAGGGCTGCAAAGCTCAACTGTTGGCATTGGGTCAAAACGGAAACGCCAAAGGTGACGGCAAACAGGCGTGTTGCGCTTGTGGAGTTCCTTAACCGGGAAGATTACGAAATCCGCACAGTGCTGACTTCTGAATATGCGCAATACGTCAAGCAGCACCCGTTCTGTTTGCTGTGGGCATACGCTGACATACTTGTAAATCCTAAAACAGTAAAGGCAGACTTACTATGATTAAGGGGTTTGACAACGAGACAGAGCCGTTGACCGAATATGAGCGCGACGTGCTTGTACCCGTAATGATACGCGGGCTTATAAGCAAGGTAGGCAAGGAGCGTGCAGTAACAAACAAGTACATTGTTTCCTGCATGAAGAAGCAGGACTACAAAATCAGCGACGCACGTGTGCGCAAGGTGATAAACTTCATACGCACAAATGACCTTGTGCCTTGCTTGATTGCAACGTCTGACGGCTACTATATAGCTGAATCAGAAAAGGAGCTTTTGGACTATGAGGAAAGCTTGCAGGGGCGCGAGGACGCAATACGTGCCGTTCGCATAAGTATCATGCGCCAGCGCAAGCGTAAGTACGGAGGGCAGCAGCAGGACTTATTTAACCAATAACAGTATGAAATCAGTAAAAATCAACATCGTGGGCTACATAAGAGTACCCGATGAAGCAACGGAAAAGGATATAGAAGAAGCTGTTGAGTTCAATGTCGGGCTTCGTTGCCAAATGGCATCT